CCAACGCAGTGAAGGCATCCACCAACGCAGTGAAGGCATCCACCAACGCAGTGAAGGCATCCACCAACGCAGTGAAGGCAGACAGGGTGGTGTTGGTTTACGGGGGGCAGAGGATGGGCGCTGCGCGCTGTATGCGTGCACTGGGAGGTCTGGGTACACAGGTGGTGAGGGGTGAGCAGTGGAGACCGCTTGCCGGGGTAGAGGCTTCTCGGTGCTGCGGGTATATACGTGGAGCCAATACCGGCAAGCGAGAAGCAGGAAAAAGAATAAAAGCACTCAGAGCAGGAACACGAGGATGTGAGGAAAGACACGGCAGTGTTGAGAAAAACTCCAGAAGAAAAGAATAAAGAAAACTACCCCATAAAACTTATATATGAGAAATAGGGGACATTGAGAACAAACCCCGGAATAGCAAGGAACTTAGGGGGACAACGTACACGAGGAGTAGGGGACATTCGCAAAAAACGAACAAAAACAGCGGACAAACAGGGCAGGCAACGCAATTAGGGGGCATCAGGGACCTGAACACTTACGTGGAGACCTATAGAAAAGAGATTAGGGGACATCAGGGGTATATAGCCCCTAAAATACCTTGATGTCCCCTACGAATTTATGGCCCCATACCCCGATGTCCCCTCGAAAATAAAGGGAACTTCCCTTATGTCCCCTAATTCCCATATATAGGTTATATATGTTAAAAATAAATTTTTAACCCACGCGCGTGCGGGCGCGCGAGTATATACATACCCCAGCAAGCACGTCAAGGGTTTTCGACAAAAAGTTTTCACGTTCGCTACCGCGCATGGGGTGCGGTAGACTGGGTACATGACACGGAACGTCCGAGAAAAAGAAGTAGAACAACACCTCACCCGGCTAGTGAAGCGCGCCGGGTGGATTACCTGGAAGCTCGCCCCTACAGAGGTGGGTATGCCTGATCGCATCGTCATCGCCCCTGGGGGTAACGTGTGGATGGTGGAACTCAAGCGAGAGCGTGGCGGGGTGGTGTCGCCCCGGCAAGAGTACGTCCATCGGCAAGTGCACGCGCTAGGGGCTCCGGTCTACGTACTAGCCGGGAAGGAAGCGGTTTCGGTATGGGTGCAGCAGAGGAAGGAAGACATTGAGCGCTAACGACTGGACACATTGCCCCGACTGCGGAACGCCGAGGGGTGTAGAGACGAAACGCATGTGGAACTGCGCTCGGTGCGTCGCTAGGCTCAAGAAGAACGCACGCGCCCGTAAGAGCGCTCGGAAGCGCTACCGGGAACAGAACCCCCACCTAGCAGAGAAACCGCTTCGCAGGTGCGCTGCAAGCCCGCAGATAGACATTTCTGAGCTACCCGGCGAGGGGGTTTACCTACCGCCGGGTGCCGGAGCCTCAGACCCAGGGCTACAAGCCTACCTGGCGGCACGCCGGAAACGACTCACGCCGGGGCTGATACCCCGGTCTAAACGATAAACACCTAACACGAAAGGCACACCAATGACTGATCCGATTTTCAAGCTCCGTGACTACCAGCTAGAAGCCGTGGATTTCCTGCACGCAGGGGACGGCGGCAAGGCGCTGTTCCTCGACATGGGTTTGGGTAAGACCGCTACCTGCCTGACGGCACTCACCGCAGACCACCTGCCCGCCTTGGTCATCGCCCCTAAGCGCGTGGCAGAGCACGTGTGGAAGACCGAGCGCGATTTGTGGGCACCGCACCTGAGCATCACCGTGGTAGCGGGCGACCGCGCCAAGCGAGAGAAGGCCCTCGAAGTGGATGCAGACCTGACGATCATTAGCCGGGATAACCAGCGTGATGCCGTGCGCAAGGCCATGACTGGATACTTCAAGACCGTTATCATCGACGAACTGTCGGGATACAAGAACCGCTCCACGAAGCGCTGGAGGGATGCGTGCTCACTGGTGATGAAGTCGGAGAACGTGTGGGGCCTGACCGGCACGCCGACCCCCAAGAGTCTGATTGACCTGTGGGCGCAAATCTACCTGTTGGATAGGGGCGAACATTTAGGGCGCCCCCTGGGTGGGTACCGCAAGAAGTACTTCTACGCCGCGAACACCCTACCCACCGGCGTGGTGGCGAAGTGGGAGCTGCGCAATGGCAAAGCGACCGAGAAAGAAATCTACGAGGCTATCGCACCCATCACCCTCTCACAAGGCACCGAAGGGCGCGTGAAGCTTCCGCCGACAACGTATGTGACGCAGTCAATCGAGCTACCGGCGAAGGTTCGGAAGCAGTACAAGGAGCTGAAAGAAACTCTGGTGACACAGCTACGCGAGAGTGGGGAAGAAATTACCGCTAAAAACGCCGCTGTAGTGTCAGGGAAGCTCGCACAGATAACGGCAGGGTTCTTGTACCAGGAAGAGGATTTCGACGCTCCTAGCGGCGCTGGAAGGCCGTGGGAGCAATTGCACACATTGAAGCTCGACCGCCTTGCCGAGATTATCGAAGAGAACAACGGCTCGCCGGTGCTGGTCTTCTTCCGGTTCAAAGCAGAGCTGGAGGCTTTGCAGGAACGTTTCGGTGAGGATGTACACACCGTGAAGGACAAGGATTTTGTGGAGGCGTGGAACAGGGGGGACATCCCGATCCTTGCCGCCCACCCGGACAGCATCGGCCACGGCCTGAACTTGCAGAAGGGCGGGCACACGGCGGTGTGGTTGTCCTTGCCGTGGAGCTCGGAGGCGTACTTGCAGTCGAACAAGCGCTTAGCCCGCAGCGGCCAGGAAAACCCGGTAGTTATTCACCACATCATGGCGCAGGATTCCGTAGACCATCTGGTGTACAACTCGCTCACCGGCAAGGTGGACGCTCAGCAGCGCCTACTGGATTACCTGAAAGATGCTGAGAAATAGAAGGCAGAACAAAACCCCCGGCTCATTACGAACCGGGGGTTTTACCGTCAGAGTGCCCCAAAACATGCTACACTGACTAACGTACCATGCGAACATCTTACCATGATTGGATGCGAAATGATTACCCAAAACACTTTCCACTTTGAATTTGCTGTTGGGACGGCCCCGCAGACCACCGGAAAAGACCTCACCCTAGCCGATATTGCTGCAATGTTGCAGAATTATGGCAATAAAAAGGACGAATCCTCGTACTTGCCAGGTGAAATTAAAGACCACTACCGGAAAAATGTGAATATTATCTCACGTTCTGTCGTCACTCTAGACCTGGACGGCGCGCAGGAAGGTGGATTCGATGCCCTGTGCGAGTACCTCAGCGAATACACCTATCTGTGGCATACAACATACTCCCATTGCCCTGATAAACCGTCGTATCGGTTCCTTGTACCCCTCTCCCGGCCTGTGTCCGCAGGCTCCTACGCAGACCTGGTACGCCAGATTATCGTCGATAACCCGAAGGCCGCCATAGACCCGGCTAGTGCGAAGCCCGCACAGATCATGTTCACCCCCGCTGCTAACTACGCCGGTTTGTTCTACGAGTGGGGCCAACATGATGGGGAACTAGCTGATGCGAACGTAATGCTTGCCAGCGTGAACGGTGGCGAGGCTGTGGTTCCTCTAACCCGCACTGACAAGAAGGCCGAGCCTACTGAGGTGCCGGGTATAGTTGGCCGATTCAACCGTGTGTTCCCAACTCTTGATTCACTCATTGCACCCGTCGAGGAAGGCGGGTACGGCCTGCCGTATGCCTATGATGCTGCAACGGGTCGGTATCGGTACACCAAATCCTCTGGTCGCTCCGCACCAGGTATGCGTGAGATTGAAGAACGCCCCGGCCTGTTCTACTCGTGGCACGGTAACGATCCTGCTGCTGGGTTTGCGCAGAACTCTTTTGACTTATTACGCATCCATAAGTTCGGGCACCTGGATGCTGAATATGCAGGGCCGGTGAACCGCGCCCCATCCTATGAGGCGTGCCGAGAGTTCCTGAATCTGGATGAAAACTTCAAGAACCGTGAAGCCCAGGGCCGATTCTATGAGGTTCTGGAGCGTATGGCTGTAGCAAGTCAGGGTGTAGACCCCGGCAAGGTGATGATAGCCGATAAACCCCAACAGTCCACACCGAACAATGCAGTAAACGTCCCGGTTGTTGAGACCCCCGAGCCAGGGGGTAATACCTCATGGGTGGATCAACTCACCTGGGATTCCAAGACCTCACAAGTGGAGAATACTGTGTACAACCTAGATTTGATTTTTGCGAACGACCCCAAGCTACGCGGCTTGGCGTGGAATGACCGTGGCGGGTACGAGGCATGGATGCCTGAGGACTACTCGCCGTTGGATGGTGCGCCGAAGCAGCTGAACAACATCGACATCGCGGTTATCCAAACCCACATCGAACGCATCTACAACATCAGGAACATTCCTAAGGCCCGCATCGAACAGATTCTCAGTGACCGCATGGACAGGTTCCATTTCGACCCTGTACAGGATTACCTCAACGGCCTGGAGTGGGACGGCACGCCGCGTCTAGAAACATGCCTGCCTGGCGTGGAGGATAACGAATACACCCGCATGGCTTCGCGCAAGGCGTTGGTCGGGGCTGTGGCCCGCGCCCTCTCGCCGGGGTGCAAGGTAGACCAGAGTCTCATCCTCTACGGCGAGGCTGGGCTAGGTAAAACCTGGTGGATTGAGCGCATGTCTCGTGGCTTCAACGTGCCGCTGGGGCCGGTGCACCGGAAGGATACCCTTATTGTGGCATCCCGCTCGTGGATTGTCGTCTCTGACGAGGGTCATGCGCTCTCGCGTGCCGAGTTCAACCAGCTCAAAGAGTTCATGACCCAGACCCATGACACGTACCGCCCACCCTATGAGCGCACGGCTATCACCACGCCTCGCCGGTGGGTTATCTGGGGCACCACCAACGACCCCTACATGCTACGTGAGCGTGAAGGTAACCGTCGCTTCCTGATGGTGGATTGCTCCGAGCGCGCCGACTTTGACCGCTACACCGACGAATACGTGGATCAGGTGTGGGCGGAAGCAGTGCACCTATGGCGCAACGGCGAAAGCCCTGTGCTCTCCCAGGTTGAAGAGATTGCTGCGGAGGAGGCCCGCAAGGCACACACCCAGGAAGATGCTCTGGCAAGCGTCATCTCCGAAGCTATCGAGGCCGAAGTTCCGGTGGAGTGGGATACCATGCCGGTACCGGCAAGGCAGCAGGCCCTCGGTCAGATGGACGCAGGCATCAGTGTTGGGGAGACACGCCGCCGTACACACATCACCCCGCCGGAGGTGTGGACAGAAATCCTGCGCCGCCCACTCTCCGAGTTCAACCTCATGGAACAACGGCGTGTGCTGGATGTCCTCATCAACCTCGCGCGCAAGGGTATTGTCGAGCGCGAGCGCCGCCAACGCAAGGTACCTATCCACGGCGTGCAGCCGGTGTTCCGTATCCCCCGATACGAAGTGATAAAAACCACTCTTTAGGAGTTGCGTGCGCTATAGCGAATCTGTATAGTTGTAAATGTCAGGTTCGCTATAGCGAACGCGCAACACTAACTGAGGTGGTACACCATGAACAAGGAAAAGGTCGAGAAGCTGGGCGCATCGTTCGGGGTAGCAGTAGCGGAGGCATCTGTGGCTCTGGTGGATATTGTGAAGGAAGCTCTTGCCGGGCAGTCCATCAATCTCCCGATCGTTGCAGCTCCGGTATCCGCAGCATCACAGGAGCTCGCTGCTGAGGAAGAGCCGAAGAAGCCCGCTCGCAAGCGCACTACTCGGGCCAAGAAGTCCGAGGAAGAAGCCCCTAAGGCAGAGGCTCCTAAGGCAGAGACCCCCGAGGTAATGCCTCTCAAGCCTGAGGCACCTAAGGCAACACCCAAGAAGGACGAAGCTCCTAAGGCGGAGACTCCTAAGGCCGAAGTCGAGGTTGTTGCAGGTGACATCTCTATCTCCGAGCTGCGCCAGATTGGTACTCAGCTTCTCACTGCAGCAACCACGGCAGGCCAGGATGGCGGGGCGGTTCTGTCCGAGGTCGTCGGAACTATTACCCTGCCGAACGGTACGCCCGCTCCTAACCTGTCCTCCGTGCCGGTGACTGAGTATGCAACCTTGAAGGGCCGCCTCGAGGAAGCCATCGCCAAGTACAACGCTGACCCGCTGGGCTAATGCCTGAGGTTCACGCGAAGCTGTCCCCCTCCTCAGGCGAGAGGTGGATCAACTGCACTGGCAGTTTTGACCTGATAGACAGGCTGAACGTGCCGGAGCCACAAGGTTCATTCGCAGCCCAGGAGGGGACTTTAGCTCACTCAGTACTGGAGAACGATATGCTCCTGATGCTCGGACGGCGCTCTCACATCGACCATTTGTCCGAGAGGAACCGGCTTGGGGAAGAAGCGCGAGAGCTGCTAGGCTCCAGTTCAACAGTGGAAATGAGCGAGAACGCTCGTTGGCATATCGATCTTGTGCAGGACATCATGATGCAGGTGCACGGCGAGGCGACGGTGTTCATTGAAGAACGGGTGTTCCCAGGAATACCCGATTGCTTCGGCACGGCGGACACCATCGTTGCTACCGATAAGACCCTGCACGTGGTGGACTACAAGTATGGGCGGGGCATCCCGGTCAGCGCGGTTCAGAACACTCAGCTTAAACTGTACGGCCTGGGGGCTTACGAAATGTTGAAGGTACTGTACGACTTCGAGGATGTGCAACTTCACATCGTACAGCCCCGGTTATCCAGCGTATCGACCTGGGGGCTGACCCTCGAAGAGTTGTTGGCCTGGCGGTCTGAGGTAGTCCTCCCTGCGGTAGAGAAAATCCGTAGTCATACGGGTGACCTCAAGCCGGGGGAGAAGATATGCCAGTGGTGCCCGGCCAAGGCAGTCTGTCCGGCACGGGCGGAGAAGATGATAAACCATGTATTTGGAGAAGTATTGGAGGTGATTTAGATGCTCGGAGAACTACCGCGTATCGACACACTAACCCCCGAACGGCGTGCCGAGATCGTGCTGCACGCAGCAGAGATTCGTTCCTGGCTCAAGGACGTTGAGGAAGACACTATCGAGAAGATTTACAGCGGGGCGCTCGTCGTCCCCGGTGTGAAAGTCATCCAAGGCTCTGGCCGTCGGTCTATCACAGACCCGCAAGGGTTCCTCAAGGCCCTGGAAGGCGGCGGTGTGAAGACTGACGGGATGTACGAAACTGTGGTGAAGCTGCCCGCGATCAGCACTCTTGAGCGGAAGCTAAAGATGAAGCTGGAGGACTCGCCGGGGGCTGAGTTCATCGCCAAGAGTGAAGGTAAGCTAACCCTCGTGCCTGAGTCGGATAAACGGGCGGCGGTGAGTAGCCTTGGAGGAGCACAAGCAGCTTTTGCTTCAGTCCTTGCGTGATATACACATCAACCGGGAAGCGCTGCTGGACATTATGGAAGAGTTCGAGGTAGGCAGCTACGCAGAGCTCACACGCCGGTTGGGGTTCACTTACTCCGGCGCAGTATTCCAGCAGGTTATCCGGTACCGGAAGCTTGGAGCGCATTTCGTCTTCGGCATGTGGAACTTGTTCGGGGTCGCCCCGAACGTTGAGGTCTTCGACCACAAGCCATCTCAAGAAGACCTTAAAGAATCAGACAAACTCTACTACGTGGTTATCCCACAGTAACAACAAAGAAAGAAGAAAAATCATGTCATCAGTAATGCTCGGTCGCGTCCGCTTCTCCTACACCAACCTGGAAGACGCTCAGGCATGGAACGGCAAGTCGCACACCTACCTGAACACCGCTCAGATCAACGCTATCAAGAACGACTCCGATAAGGATGCGGCGGAAGAGCTGAAAGACTTCCGATACTCCACTACGGTGATTATTCCCAAGGATGCCATTCACCCGGTGCAGAAGCGCCCAGTCATGGATGTTCTGAAGGACGCAGTCTACGAGGCTATCGACTTCGCGCTCTCGAAGGGTCGTATCAAAAAGGGTCAGGCCGCCCAGTTGAAGGAAGACTGGAACGATTCAGCCGCCCTCATGGCAAAGACCATGAACGGTTTGAAGACTGTCGTCCGTGACGGTGACGGCCCGGCGAATAAAAACAACGAAGACTACCTCAAGGGCTGCTACTACTTCTCAGCAAACCGCAAGGCGTTCCAGGGTCAGCCGCAGGTGGTTCACCCTGTAATGGGTAAGATTGAAGCCCTCGCACCGTCTGAGGTGTACTCCGGGTGCTATGGCTTCGTAGACGTAAACCCCTACATCTACACCGGCCAGAGCACCGGCCTGGCTTTCGGTCTGAACTATGTCATGAAGACTGAGGACGGCGAGCGCCTGGACGGTGAGCGCAGCGTCGATGCGGCATTCAGTGGTATGGACGAATACCTGTCCGAGCTTGCCGGGGCAGCTGGTGGTGCTGCAGCAGAATCGTTCGGTAGCTCAGCACTCGACTAAGAAATAGATACGTGAAGACCCCCGGTAAGCATAGACTCTTGCCGGGGGTCGCACACACTACACTGGTGATACCCATGCGAAAACTATTATACATTGACTTCGAGACGTTCTCGGAGGTAGACCTGCGCTCTCGCGGGGCCTACGCGTACATGCGCGGCACGCTGTGGGGCGCACTGATTATGACCTACCGCTGGGGCGTAGACGGCACAACCCAGATAGCCATAGGGCATGACGAAATGCTAGAGGCGTTAGCCGGGGTGCATGAGGATAAGAACGTTACCTTCGTAGCCCACAACGCCAACTTCGAGCGGCTAGTGCTCTCTAACCTGTTCGGGTACCCAGACTGGGAGTTCATCGCCCCAGAGCGGTTCATCGACACAATGGCGATGGGCCGGGCACTCGGCTTGCCGGGGTCACTCGCAAACCTAGCGAAAGCCCTTGGTGTGTCCGACAAGGACTCAGCCGGTACCAGGCTTATCAACATGTTCTGCACCCCAGACCGCAACGGCAAGTTCTACACACCGGCGCAGAAGCCCGTGGACTGGGAGGCATTCTGCAACTACGCCGTCCAGGATATTGACACGATGGTGGAAGCCCATCAGGCGATGGAAGCCCGCTTCGGTGGTATGCCCGTCGGAGAGTGGGCCGTGTGGTGCGCAGACCAGCGGATCAACGACCGTGGTGTTCTCGCTGACGTAGCCCTGGCGAACCGATGCGTGGACATCGCGGCCCGGCTCAAAGGCGCAGCAATGCGGCAGATGGAAGAACTATCTGGCATGGACAACGCGAACTCCCAGCAGCAGTTCCTCACCTGGATGTGCAGCGAATTGCAGAACGTGGGCCTCGTGTACCAAGCCGGGGACGGATACCACTACAGCGATAGTAATGAGCCGTTGGCCTCGGTGGACAAGAAATCTGTGGAGTACCTGCTGAGCCGTGATGACTTGCCGACGAAGGTACGGCAAGTGCTGGAGCTGAGGCAAGCCTCGAATGCATCTTCTATCGCCAAGTTCAACGCCATTATCAAACGTGCTAACAATGACAACCGGATACGCGGGGTGTTCCAGTACTTCGGGGCGCACACTGGCCGATGGGCTGGACGTGCAGTGCAGCTGCAGAACCTCCCATCAGTGACGGTCGGAGACGATGAGGCAACAGAGGAGATGGCGCAGCGGCTCATGACCGAGAGCTTTGACAACTTCACAATGGCCGATATGAAGCCCATGATCCGGGGGGCACTGATGGCACCAGAGAGTCAGACGCTTACTGTCTGCGATTACTCGGCTATCGAGGCGCGTGTTCTGGCGTGGTTAGCCGGGGAAGAGTGGGTTCTCGAAGCATTCCGTGCCGGGCGGGACATCTACGTTGAGACGGCGAGTCGCATGTTCGGTGTGGACTACGAGGCTGCTAAAGCACTCCGTAAAAAGGGTAAGGTCGCCGTTCTCGCACTGGGCTACAATGGTGGTGTTGGAAGCCTTCGGGCTATGGGAGCCGAAGGAACGGACGAAGAACTGCAAGAGCTGGTCTACACCTACCGCTCCGCCAACCCGCACATCAGCATGTTCTGGAAGCAGCTCGAATACGCGTTCAGGGTTGGCTACGGAAAGGTCGGTAAGTACATTACCGTACAGACCGGCAAGGGAGGGCAGACCGAGATTGTCTTGCCGTCGGGGCGGCCTGTGATGTATCACGACGTACACACACGGCCAATGATGAAGTTCGGAAAGGTGTTCGACGTACTGCACTTCCGAGACCCGAAAGGGTGGGATGCGTGGGTTGCTACATATGGAGGCAAGCTCACCGAGAATATTACGCAAGCCACCGCTAGGGATGTTCTCGCCAATGCCCTGGTGCAGCTCGACAAGGAGGGGGCCGAAGTCGTAGCCCATGTCCATGACGAGGTGATATGCCAAGGGAACATCAGTGTGGAGCGTCTAGCCGAGCTGATGGGATCGAATGGCTCAGAGTACGCGCCGGGGTGGGCTGAGGGCTTACCGCTTGCTGCAGAAGGCTACTATTGCAAACGTTATAGGAAGGAATAAACCATGAAACTGCCAGTGAATCCAGAGGTTGTGAAGGTATACGTGAAGTTCTACAGCCTGTTGAAGAAGGTCAAAGAGGAAGCACGGAAGCTCCTCGACAAAATCAAGGCCGAAGCCTATGAGTACGTGAAGAACTCCGAGAGGTTCACGCAGTACCCGTGGCTCAAGAATTGGCTACTGCCGTTGCTCAAGACACCAGAGGATCGAGTGCGAGATAAAACGCGGGTGTGGCAGTCAGTATTCAGCGCCACATTCACAGGCGAAGAACTGGCTAATCTGTTCTCCGGCCCGATCGTAGAAACTACGAAACGCAAGCCGCTGTTTTATACCCCTCTTGGTACTCCAGTGTTTTATGGGGCAGTGTTACCCACAGAGGAACTCGGGCGGTACCAGGGGGCCAGCGCATCATGGATGTAGCAGAGAAGCAGCAAGCCATCGCCGAGCTGCTGGAGCGTCTACCGAAGCTGCCGGACTACGACGAGCCGCGAGCCGTCCTACAAGCCGCCGCCTTCCGGTTGCGTAACCGCCCGGACAACGTGACTGAGGACTGGTGGGGCCGAACCACTAGCCGGGTCACTAACCTATGCACCGCTGCAGATGAACTACTGAAAGGACGAATCCGATGAAGGCACCGGATAACACGAAAGACCACTACGCACCGATTCTCGGCATGGACCTAGAGAAGGTGGTAGGGGCCATGCCGTTCTGGCTCGGCTCAATGATGAAGTACCTCTGGCGCGCGCCCCGGAAGGGGAAGTACGCCGACCTGAACAAAGCCATAGACTGCGCACGCCGGGCGCTGGACATTGAAATGCCTAAAGGGCGCTCGCCGCTTGAAGCGCCGCAAGAGATGATCGACTTCTACGTGGTTCTCGGTAAGGCTATCGAAGGATTGAGCACAAAAGATGGTTGGGTACATGTCCAAGCCCTGAAATTCGCTCACAAGGTGCTCAACCATTGGTTCCAGATAAACTACCACGAGGGCTTCATCTCGGTAGACAACCTCCACCGGAGCGCCAGTAGGGTCGCCATGGGTTTCGAGACGTGGGTAAGGCTGCTGCCGGAACTGATCCGGCAGGAAGAAGTAACCTCACCGGACATAGACCTGTGGAAAGACCTGCGCGATTAGCCAAGAATAAAGTAAACCCCCTAGCACTGGGCTAGGGGGTTTAGCTGTCCCTCAGCATTCATGGACGGAACTTAGTCTAGCATCATCCGTAAGGAAAGCTCAATCAAACTCGCGTAATCCGTTGCGACAGGCGGCTTACGGCTGGTAGTCTGCACCCGGCACACGGTCTCGGGGAACCTCGAAGTCCTTGTAGTCCGGGGTCGGGTAGTTAGTAACGCCGGTGGGAAGAGGCTCCTTGCCGGTCACACCCGAGGCTGCCGCCTCCATCAGACCCTCGAAGGTCACCTTATCGCTGGGGGACTGACGACCCCCGATCAGCGCGCCAAGGCAGGAGAGCAGGATGAACGCTGCATCCTGGACGGCGGGCGGTAAGGTGATGCCGAACTGGGAGAGCACGAAGCCCAGGATGACGGCTACGCTCGAAGCCATAGCGGTGCCGATGGTCGCGCCGGTGGTAACCCGGCCGATGTAACGTTTGTTATCCAAGAGATTAACCTTCCTTCTGGTGGTTTACTAGCTGCGTGAGCAGCTCATTAGTCCGGCGGGACTCTTCATGCAGCTGCCGGACGAGCTTGTACAAATCACCCTCAAATTTTACGCTTGGCACGCCGGGGGTAATCGCGTCCTTGATCTGCTGGGTCTGCGCAGAGATGTTCTGTAGGGCGACGTAGTTGTGCCCAGCGTTCCGCACACCAGCCGCACCCGGCAGGAAGCTACTAGCAGCTTCGCTCAGTGCATCGGCCATAGGGGTTCCTTTCTTCTCTTCCGTTATTTTCTTAGCAACCTGGGCAACAACGTTCGCCTTGCCGGTTTTACTGTTGTAGTACTCCAGAGCGCGTGCCGTGATGTTGGCTTTCTTCCACGTGCCGCAGCACATGGTGGAGAACCAATCACGGTGCTCGGTCAGCGGAATCACACGCTCGTGCAGCTTCCAGACGTCCGCCACACGCTCCGCCACCGTCTCGAAATCTTCCCGGCTCATGCGTGGGTTGCACTCAAGCGATATGGACTGTGCGTTACCCTTGCTATTCCCGTTAGCCCACGCCGCGTTCATGTGGTCTACGAGGATGTAGACCTCACCTGCTGAGATAACCTCATGCGCACTGGTCGAGGGGTTCCCGTCGCAGAAGAACGACACCACACCTGCTGTGGTCTGTTTCCACTCCGGCAAGCCCCACCAGTGGATAGTGATATTAGTAATCTCACGAGGGTACCCGAACACTGCCTGTACCTGTGCATACGGCGTGTAGCATATAGCATCTTTGTGTGTGTATAACTTATATGACACCTAGCCTCCTTTCATGAGGATGTCATCGACCCTCCCACGTTCATGCCGGAGTTCCTGTCGAATCCCGCCGATGTCTCGGCTGTGGGAGTCGATACCGTCCAGCGCGCGGGTGAGGGTCGCACCCATATCTTTCTGTTTCTCTCCTTGGTGGGCTTGCTCCACCTGGATGGCATCCACTCGATCCCGTATCTCGGCGAGAGCGTGTCGGTTCTCAGCACAATTCTGCGTGTGTTTCTCGTGGAGGTCATGGACAGAAGCTAAAACCCTGTCGAGGTCGTCACGGAGGTTCGTGCCGTGGTCGTTCTGGACTTGATGCTTCGCGTCCTTCGCGTCTTTACTGACAAGTTTCAGCTTCTCCATCACCAGGTCAATTCGAGTGAACACCTTGGAGAAGAGATAGATAAGGGTGCCCAGTAACGCCAGACCCCCGAAGATGGTGGTGAGCCACCAGTCTGTTTGAGGGTCGCCAGTTTTCGGAATTTCTATATTCATTCCGACCCCTTATATATGCTGTTCACGTTATAGATTATAGCGCGCCCTCTTTCACGTAAGGGTCGTAAGAGCCGCGCCGGATGTAGAAGTCAATATCCGGCCTACGCCAATCCATCGGGAACCATTCGGTCTTATCCCAGGGGAAGTCGCTCACGTCGAAGCCCCGACCTGGTGACTCTTTGTTGAGAATCTTAGCTAGCTCCCCTTCATGCGTCCACGGGTCTACCGTCGTTCCATGAGCTAACATGTCCGCCACGCCGGTGTGCCCGTTGAAAGCATGGCACCAGGCATTCGTATCTGTGCCGACCAGGCCGTACTTTTGCGCCGCCACGATAATCATACGGGTGAGAGGGTTGTACGGGGCTTTGGTGCGGGGGTTGTAGTTCGGGTCTACGTCTGCGCGTACCCGGCCCCATTGGCCGTGGTGGGGGGAATTGGGCCAGTGCTCCGGCGGGGCCTTTGCATCTGAACCGGCTGCGGGCCAGGACGGGGTAGCGTGCTTGGCTATGATTTTCCCCTCAGCGTTGCGGGTCACAGACTCACAGGCCACTGCTCCGAACGTGAAGGCCAGAGCGTGTTCAATAACACCCCGACGAATTTCGTCCGGGTGGATGAAGCCGAGCGAGTTGTGCATACAGGCAATTGCTGACTGGCCGGTTTGGGTCTGCGTCGCAAAGTTCGTAGACGAAATGTCCCGCCCAGGCGGGTTGGTGCTCCAGCCACCAACGGAAGCGGTGTAGTACGGCTCGCCGTTCGGGCCGGTCTTGCCAGGGATGGGGCCTTCGGCGTTGAAATACTCGCGCCACACGCCGGAGCCAATATCGTACAGGGCCATGCCCTTATCACCCTTAGGTGCAGGTAGCGCACCCTTAGGCAAGGGGATGCGCCCTCCCAGTATTTTCTTAACGTTCACTTGGGCGCGTATGCCTTCGGGGGTCGGAGTCCTATCCCAGGAAATGGTGGACATGCCGTCGCGCGAGCACTCCATCCACGCGTACTCAACGTCAGGGTGAGTAGAGTCTACGACGTATGCAGCAATCGGCTCGGTGCCGAACTTCGAGGTGTTGAATCCAGTCTTGCCACCGAACGCGCCGCTGCCGATACCATCCTGCCACCGGGCACCGAACGGGTCGGGGGTGTTATCCCACATCCATTGCGCTTTCTGGGCGCTGCGGGGGTCTAGCGGCAGGTTCGGGTCGTCCACCCGCTGAGTCCAGATGGTGTTCTGCAGGATAGAACGGTCAGGGTGGAACGCATCGACAACCAGCGCGGGCTGGGCGGGGGAAGTCGCCTTCTCCCACTGCCCGTTCTTGTACGTCTTCGGGCGGAGGGCTTGAACCTTGCCGTCTTTGACGAGTTTACTGGGCATTGTTTACCCCTTCGTCGCGGCGTTTGTAGATGCGAAGACCTGCGCATTCGTTCTTTGTATCCAGGCGCATACCGATAAGACCTTGCGACAGTTCCCCGTCCACGTGGGAGAAATCCTGCGTCGCGCTCCAGCCGTTCGGGGCGGTGATGGTGTAGACATCGTTCACGAACTCCAGCTTCCAGGTACCGGCGCGGTCCTTGAACGGTACGTCCCGAGTCTCTTTCGTACCGTCCTTGCCGGAGAGCGAGACGAGGTACATGCCTATGTCCGCCATGTACATCTTCCGGCTATCAAGGTGACCGATCCAGAACAGAACGTTCTTCCGCAGATTCTCCGGGGCAGGAACCAGGTCAAACTCAATCGTCAAGTTCTGGGTGAACGGGTAGAAAAGAGTAATCGCGCTGGGGTGCTGCTCAACCAGAGTTCCGTGGTCTGAGACTATCCATGAAGCGTGCTTCCACTCTGTTTCGTTCCCTGCTTTTGTCCACCCCGCGCCGAGCTGGTAGAACGTTGCGGTGCCGTATCCGCCAAAGCCGTTATTCATCTGAACGCCGGCGCGTTTAGCACCTGCACCGAAACCTTTAGAATCCGTGCCGGTAGACCCCTCAACGGGCGGATTCAATTCTTGCCCTGCTGGACGCAGAGACGGCTTCTCCGATACCCACAGCTCACGGCCTTGGACAGAAGCAATGGTGCGAATCCATTCGTACTTCCCTGTGGTAATGTAGCCCGCCTTCGGTTCGGCGCTCACGCGGAAGTGCGTAAACCCCTCGCCGGGCACGGCGTGGATACCCGGCTCAACAGCCTTGCCGTTGAGGTAGTACTGCACGCCCACTTGGTTGTCGGGGATAGCCACCTTACGGTGTGCCAGATTGAAGGCCGGAATCTGTGGCACAACGGGAATGAGGTCTTGCGGTACACCCTGCACCCACACGACGGGAAGACCGTCCACGGTCGGTTCCTGCGGGGCCGTGTCGCCGTAGTGCAAGTAGTATCCCCGCTTCTTGGCTTCGTCTGCCGCCAGTGCTGGTGGTTTAGTTTCGCCGGGTTTAGCTGCCACAAGCCACACCGGGCCAAGGGTAATCTCAGTCAATTAAGCTTCCTTAGCTTGTAGTTTCTTCAACGCCGCTTCGACTGCGGCGAGGCGATTCTCCAAAGGGAGAATGCCGTTCGTCCAGGAACGAACCTTCGTCTCGACAAACGCTGACGGCGCTTTATCGTAAGGGTTCCCCTCCGGCGAATCTTCCGACCCAGCTCCGATATTAAACACCCGGTCAGTGACGTAAGCGTGCCCAATATTGAGCGCATCTAGCTTATCGAATACCTTTTCTATATTCTCTTCGGTCACGCCGTGCACCACGTGCCAGAATCGCCATGACGGGAAGTCCTTGTAGTGGTCGGGGTGAATGCTCGGCGTGGTCGGGTCGAGGTATTTTTGAGCGCTGGACTCCCAGGTGCACACAATATCGCACGCATCCATCATTTCCTTGCGCGTGTTTGAGCCGGGGTTGATGATAATCGGCACGTCGTTACCGACAATGTTCTTTATCTTGCGATAAAGCTGTTGATAAAACGGGATGATTTTCTGCTGCTGTTCATCCCAGCCGTTCACAACCTCGTCCAGGAAGATAGCCCCGCGACCCTTCGAGAACACCTCGGAGTAATCCTGGTACACGGCGGCCACCGAGTCTAAGATGAACTGCTCTGTGAACCGGGTAACCGCTTCCCCCGGCACGCCGAGCATGTTTTTTACACGTTCCCGGTAAGCCTCGTCAGCTTCCGGCGCATTAGCCCCGTACCGAGTCTTGATATAAAACGCGATTCGCTTAGCCCCGGCGGCCATTGCCAGATTCGCCTGGGTAGCGAAGTCTGTATCAGGCCGTTTGACAAGCCACTCACCAGAGGCGCGGTTGAGTATGACTATGCCTAGTGAGTTCCCGAATTGTAGGAATTTGGCCCATTGTGAGTTTGGGCCGTTGTAGTAGTCCGGCCAGGTGTAGGTGATAGGGCTGTAATACCGCTTGCCGTTCACAAACCCGAAGTCAGGCTGCCGCACTTCAATACGTGCAGCCCGTTCTTCAATGCGCTGATCCAATTCGCTACGAAGGGAGGGGAGATTAGCAGTAAATACTTCCTGTACCGCAGCACGCCCCACCCCCGTCAGGTTCTTTTCACTGTTGATTACGGGCATACGAGCATCAGACATTAGGCACCTCAAAGAATCCGACAATGTTCAAGATGTACCGGCCTGGCGCAGCAATTGCGTCGGTCTGTACCTTTCGGCTGCCCTTATCCATCCAGATACCCCCGACGCCCGTAGTGCTAGGCGTGACTGATTGAAGCTCAATCAACGAAGCGGGTACCGGGACGGGGGAGGGGGCTTTTTCCGGCAGAGTGAACAGGGTATCCCTCGCCGTCTTCCCTGCTGGTACCGTAAAGTCCAAGTGGATAATCCCGATTTTGGTATTCGGGTCATAGTCCAGGAAGTGGCGGTGGTCGCCGTCGTTCCCGTTACCGGTTACGGTTGTAGTGCTGCGTGCTACCCATTCAAGAATGAATTTCTGGTGTGGTAGCTTGGCGGGTGGTTGTGGTGGGTTGGCCGCTAGTTCCCCCTTGATAAGCTGTTTAATGTGCTCTAAGGGAGCGCCCGAGAATCGCCCCTGAGCGTCCATTTTCGGGGTGTTCGTACTAATAATTCCCTCCTAAGAATTGTTTGGGGCTGCTACGAAAAGCTAGTTTGCGAAGAAACCTACCAAATCAGTGATTACCTTTACGTTAGACCGACCGCCCATGCCCCAGACCAGCACGTCCCGAGAACCAGCGTTCATGTAGATGGACATGCCCTCTACCACGGACTTCACGGTACGAATGGGAGTGGGTGCACTTGCGGGCAGGGAGAACAAGATACCGCCATCTACGAAAGGCTCCTCTAGCAGCGCCTCAATGTGAATCTGGCCGTTGCAGTAGAGCGGGTTGTACATGAGGTAGTTCCGCTCGCCGGGAGAGTCGCCATACGGCTTTACTCCGGTCTTCGGCTGCAGGTCTACAACCTGTGGCGTGTAGGTATAGGTGGTTACCCGGTACGGGCCGACCTGGATGTACACGCCTGGGCCCTGCGGGTCTTTCACCCGGACGGGGACGGACAGGCCAGTCGCCTCAGCGGGCACAGACACGTCCATCGAGACGCAGCCCTGGAGCGTGAGGCCCTTGAACCAGCTTTCAACGTAGAAGCTCCATCGTGCCCCGCCAGAGCCTTTACGCGCACTGCGCGAGGTGCAGCCCAGTAGTACCGTGCCCTCAGCACCCGTGTTGCAGACGTAGAAGTCGGCAGCGGAATTGCTCCCAGCTTCGCCCTTGGCTGTGTCGCCGTAGCTTGAGGACTCGCCCCGGCACCCGTCCAGCAGGTTATCGCCGTAGGCGACAATCCAGCCGTGGCCGCCGTTCTCTTGTGCTTCACACGCCGAGAAGGTGCACTTGGTTGCCTTGATGAACCAGCCCGCGCCGCCTTTCTGACCTGCACGGTTAGCCGACTGTGGGCTTCCCGCCGTCACATCCACACCCCGTGAGCCGGAAGGCTGGGCGTAGAGCTGAGCGAACGTCGCGTTACCCTTCGTGTACCAGGACGTTGAGCCAACGAACTTAGTTTGGCTGGTGTAAACCTCGATGCCCGCGTACCCGTCCAGGGATGTGTTCGAGCCGCCGATGTCAGCGCCGTAGAACTTATTATCCGCTGCGCCGCCGGTACCCTCTGGGTGCCCCTCCGGCTTGCCGACCACAAGCCCGGCCTGGCCCGCGTTGCGCACCTTGAGCGAGAAGACTTTCATCGCCTGATCGTCCGTGCCGAGGAAAGCCGCTCCAGTCTCCATGCCCCAGATTTCCAGGAAGTTACAGGAAGGAACTGCATCAGGGTCGGCAGGGCCAGAGCCAAGGTCGGTGTTGAACAGCACGCCGCACAAGTTCGGGATGAAGTTCTGGTGCTGGTACCCGGCACGCCGAGCTTTGATCCACAGGTTGTTCACGCCGAAGCGCAGTAGCGAGGGGTCTTGCGCGCGGTTGTTCCAAGTCCCGGTACGGAACACGCCCGTTTTCTGGTTAATCGCCTTGGAGGTCGTCGCCACAATCTGAGTGCCGCTGCCCTCGCCGTACACGAAGACCATACCCTTGAGCTCAATGAACGGGAAGCTCACCAGGTACACGCCCGCAGGGATGAACACCGCGCCGCCGCCGAGGTTGTTCACATCCAGAATTGCGCGTTGGATAGCGTCAGTGGAATCAGTCTGGCCGGTCGGGTCAGCCCGGTAGGGCTCCTGTAGCACATTCACGGAGCGCGCCGAGGTGTGGAATGCGGACTGTTTCGGCAGCTTGGCTAGAGCTTCGTCAATCAGAGACTTCGCCTTCGCTTCGTCCACTCCCGAGGACTGCGGCATGAGCCGCTGCACCTCAGAGGTGACGAAGGAGCGTACCGCGTCCATGTCTGCATCCTTGCCGGGGGTACCTGGAGCACCAGGCGCACCGGGAGCGCCAGGCTCGCCGCGTTCACCTCGGAGGCCTGCAACGCCGCTCTTCTTCAGCTCTTCAAGAGCATCTGCGATAAGCTGCTTAGCGCGCTCTTCACTCGTGCCAGGGGCGGGGAGACGACCCACCGCCTGATTGATAAGCTCAGTAACCCGCTGCTCGGTGATACCAGGGGCCGGGGTCGGCAGGGCGTTAATCGCGGTCTGCACAAGCTCGTTCACCCGGTTCTCCGTCAGGAAAGACGATGGCAGGTTGAGCGCCTGGATAGCATTACGAACAATTTCCTCAGCCTTCTCCTGGGAGATGCCAGGCTGGGATGGGGTCGGCAGCTTCGCAAGCTCCTGTTTGATATACGTCTCTAGCCGGGGCTGCACAGAAGCCCACACGGCGGAGTCACCTGTGCCGGTGAGGCGGCCCTGTGCGACCGATAAGGTGGAAACATTCGTCATGGTTCCTCCAGGGGATTAGTTATCGTCAGGGGTGGAGATGGTGATGGTTCCGTCCTCATTATCCCGGACGGTAACGCGAGGAACCTTAGCAATCTCGGCGGCTGCCAACTCGCGCACTTTATCCTCAGTCACCCCGGCGGGGAGGTTCTGCAGCGCGTTCTGGATTCGGGAGTCTACCTCAGTCTGGTTCATACCCTTCGGTGCGCTCTGGATCAGGTCGGAGGCAATCTGGCGGGCCTTCTCTTCAGAGATGCCACCAGAACTAGGCAGGGTCTTGACGATGGCCTGCACGCGGGCATCCACCTCAGCCTGGCTAAGACCCTTCGGTGCTGCGTTCACCGCGTCAGTGACAATGTGGCGCACCTGCTCCTCCGACAGACCGGAAGAGTTTTTCGGCAGGGCGGCGATAGCGGCATTGATCCGGGCATCTACCTCGGACTGTGTTAGTCCACCGCCACCACCTGAGCCGCCGGTGAGACCGTTTGCCTGTAGAAAGCTGAGGAACGTTGCTTCAGAGGTCACGCCGGGAGTGAGGTTGGCGCTCTGCATAGCGGGGCGCTCAGAGTAAATCCGGCTCGGTACAGAAGACATAGTTCTCCTATGGGTAATAACGGTTCTTAGTACTAATTCTACGGCTTTGCTTCAAGCTGTGCGACTCGCTGCTGTATTTTCGACAAGGTATCTTGCAGCGTCCTGTTGGCTTGTACTAACTGCGAAGTCTGGATTTGTAGCTGCTGCACCTGAGCCGGTAGCTGCGCGTTCGCCTTAGCCTCCATCAGGTCGGTTGAGAGTACTGCTCCTGAGTTGGTCTTGAAGAACAAGTACAGGTGCCCCTGAATAACCGGAGTACCCCACACCGTGCCGGTGCGCTCGGCAGCCAGGATACACACAGTGTTGTTCTGGCGCAGAGGCGGTGCCTCGAGTCCGTCGCTGGTACCGGCCATAGGGTACGTGTACCAGGTGGTACCCGGCCCGATAGGCTCCGGAACGCGAACGTCCATCAGTTCCTTCGACTCCGCTACTGCCTCTTTCTTAGCCGTTGCGATGGCGGCAAGCAGGGTGGTGCGCGCCTGGCCTATGAGATTAGTAGCGTCTTGCCGGAGGCTCTGGATAGCCCGGCCACGTGCCGAGGTCTCGTTCTCCACTAGGGTGTTTAGGCTCTCTAGCCGGGAGGACAGTTCAGTCTTCGCGCTGTTAGTAAACGCCTTAGCATCAGAGAGAGCACGGTCTGCTTTCTGTGCAGCGTCCGTGGCACTGTCACCCTTGAGCCGGGACAGTGCCGCCTCAACCGAGGTGGCAAGGTTCATGACCGCCTTGCGCCCCTTGGCGATCTCGTTCAGGTCTGGGAAGCTCAGCGCCCAGGTGGGGGTGTAGCCCATCGTTCCTCCTATAGGTCAGGGTTCTTTTCAACCTGCTCCCACGTGATGCGTTGGCGCTCACGCGAGGTTTCTTCTTGCTCCCAGGTCTTGCCCGCGAGTTCGTTATTCTTCTCAACTTCAGCCCAAGTGCGCACCGTGCGGTCTGCGCGGAATACCCACAGGGTAAGCTCCGTCTGGTTCGACTCCGGCTTATGCGACACGCCGCATACCACCGCAGTGACGATAGCCCCGAAGAGGTTCTCCCGACCACTGGGGTGCATACCCCTCAGCTCCGCAATCGTGCCGAGCTTATACCGCAAGTCATAGCGCACAGTCACCGAGCCGAAGTTGGGGTGTGGGTCGAGCAGGTACTTCTCGTACTCCCGTAGCGTGTTACCTGCAGATGCCTTATTAGGGTGGAAATCCCAGCCCGCAATTTCCAGAGTACCTGCACCCTTCACGCCACCACCGATAGTGGTCTTGCGCTTTTGTCGGCGGAGGATACCGCGCGCCCGGATAACAGGAAGCTCAATATCGGGTGGCGGGAAGCCGTGAGCCGCAGGGTTGTTCACGCCGGAGGCGGTCGGCCCACCACGGTAATCATGAGTAGCGGTGCGTAGGGAAATGTCCTTGTCTGCAACGGTGCGCACGTATTGGCCTTCACTACCGACCGCTCCGACCTCGACCGCAGTTTGGGAGAGCTTGATAGTCCACGGCGATAGCACGTCGGTACGGCACGAGACGTAGGCGGCCATACGCTGCTCCCACTGAGCCGGACCAGCCACTTTCGACACGTCTTTAATTTCGTGTTTGAGGACGGTGCATCCGCCGTAGAATGAGCCGTTGTTATCCCACAGCCACTCAAAACCGTGAGTCCCCTGGTCTTCCAGGGTGAAGTCTGGGTCTAGCCAGTCTTCCTCCTCCGGCGGGGACACGAAGTCTTCCTTGCGGTCACCCTTAGCGAGAGTACCGCCACCTTTCCACACGTTAAGGGTGGTCTTCACCGACTGGGATATGGCGAAGGCGGCGTAGTCCATCGAGATGGTAGACCTTGCGTTAGTGAGGTTCTGCGAGATGCTATAGCTACCAATATCGTTAGCGGGGTCGATGACTATCTTCCGGCGTGTCGGGTAGTCCGGGTTTACCGTGTTCTCCAGCGGCATGAACTGCAAGACGTTATCATCCCCGATGAACCATGAATAGGCCAGAGCCTCCGCCGCATCCTCTAGCACCTGCCCCGCCGTGCGGTCGCGGAAGGACGGCAAGACATCCCCCACCCAGGAGCGGGAGGAGAAGTAGATACGTGCCGTTGGCTTGAACAGGTGGTAGTCCTTCACGTACTCCTGGAACATCGAGCGGTACGGTTCCTGATCCGGTATGACCGATACCTGGGCACCTGTGAGGCCAATGGAGTATGTTGAGGTTGGGTTGTGGCACCAGAACTCACACCACGCCGGGCCGTTCTTGCCGGGTAAGTTCAGGTTCCACGGCATAGCGATGCTGCCGGAGTCGTACACTTCCCCAATCTTCACGAAAATGTCGCTGCCGTTCTGCCGCAGCGTAACCGTGGCCTCCTCCAGGTCAGCATCAGCCGGGAGGGTGAACTTCTTCAGTTCCACATAGCGTGTGGATTTAGCGTCCGGGGAGGCGCTATCGTACTCCTCCGCGAACAGGATAAACTCACGATTCTTATTCCACCGCAGTGCGATGGAACGCTGAGCCAGGGTTGCCACCTTGAACTGGTACAGGTTATCCGCCGGGACATCCTGCCACCCGGTGCTGAACTTCATCATGAAGGATGCGAAAATATCCGAGAACTTCACGGGGTTATCCGCATGGTTGTAAGGGTCAGTCATGGCGACTGTGACGTTCCCGCCACACACCCATGTCAAGCCACCACCGTGGAACATAGCGGGAGAATATATCGAGAGGTTCCCAGTCTTCCGAACCTCGTGGCTCGAACGTACTGTAGCCCCGGAGAAACCGATACCGTTCACGCCGGGGGTGGGGGATGCCGCACCAATATCGGAGGCGACCTCCATCAGGTCGGTGCGACCTTGGGTGAGCATACGGCCTAGGAGGATGGGGTCGTTCACGTAGTGAGGATTATCCCATTGATTCGTCCACGTAGACCACTGGCATGGCATGTCGAGCCGGATCGTGGGGGGAGCAGGCGGCACGGCGTGGTACCCCGCCGCCCGGCACGCATAGAAGACAACCCACAACGGGGAGGGAGAAATCTTACGCTTCTCGTCGTCCTTGCCGAAGAACTTATACTTCTCGCCGAGGAAGTTGCCATAGTACTGGTTCCTCCAGTGATACAGCGGGTCGGTGTTGATATGGTTCGAGAACGCGTCCGCCGCCTGAATCAGCTTCAAGGACATCTCAGAGTCCGAGAACTCTACAGAGTCCACCAGCAGCTTCACCTCGATACGCTGGTTACCCCCGTGCTCGATGGGGCGTTTCTGCCACATGCGCAGAATAGCGTGGTCACCGCGGTGCGGGAACACGCCGATGAACGGGGACGGGAACGTGCCGCCTACCTCAGGTGTGTAGCGCACCTTAGCGTCCACACTGTAGAACGTCTGCGAGCCGGGGGACACTGCCTTAGGCACAGGGTTGTAGCCGTGCGAGATCGAGAGGCTGGAGACCTCTAGGGTCTTGCCCTGCCAGATAATCTCCTCGCCGGAGGAAAAAACATCAATTGCCACTAGAGAACTTCCTTTAGGGTGAACGAGCACGCGTGGAGCTGAGACACTGCGAAGGGCTGCTCGTTGTATGTCACATCATCCATCAGCACCCAGCCGCCCATGCGGGCGCACTGGTTCGGCTTATGGGTACCGATCCACGCCTGCATCGGTGAGAACCGAACCACGGTGGGGCCATAGTGCTCACGCAGAGCCACGATGTTCTTATCGTCAGGTATCGTGAACGGCTCGGAGGTACGCATGGAGAAGTTAGACCCTGCGTTCTCCACCGCCGGGGATGTCCATACGATATTCTCCGCGATGTCCAGTCCGACTAGCCGGGCACTGGCCGGTGCTGCCCCGAAGGTGCCCGTGCCCTGTAGCCCTGCAGTGATCCGCACCGTCGTGCCGGGGATTACTCCACTCTTCGGTCCATACAAGTCAGTCGTCAGGCCGTCCTTCGCATGGAACACCCGCAGCATGGAGGTGCCGAACTTCCACGCCTCCTCTGTGACGGGGGCATCTGACTCGTTCACGCGAACAGCGTTCGAGCCTTTCGGAACGCCGTAGTAGACATCAGACCAGGAGTTCCACGGCGGCAAGAAGTTGTTGCGCCGGGCCTTAGGGGTAATGAGGTAGTACGGGGCGGCCTGCGTTTCGTCCAGGTTACGGACAAGAACCGTGTACTCCCAGGGCATTTCCATAGAGACAGACCAGTTACGTGGGGCGCGCCCACGGTTCACCGCAGAACGCACCCCACGGCTCGATGTGAAAAAGGCCCACTTCGAGCCTTCGGAGGACTCGGTAATCTTCTCGCCGAAGGCAATAGGCAAAGCAGTGGAGTTGTTGCAAAGGTAGGTAGCATCGTACAGCAAGCCGTCCTCGTCGAACTTGACGGGCTGCTCCACCCTGATGTTTGCCATCCTAAACCTTCCTTAGACCCAATGCCTGCGCAACGACTGTGCCCCTCCTTCGCTCAGCTGCAAGACCGCACGTGAGGTGTTGGGGGACATCTCCAATTCTACCCCGGACTGGAACGCCGCAGCCACGCCGCGTGCTACCTGATCTCCCAGTGAGCCTGTAGCGGAATATGAGAGGTCTGCCTCTAGTGAAGCCCCTGCGGTGCTTCGAGCCAGGGGAGAGATGGTCGGGGTCAAATCCACGTCCATCTCGTTTTTCACCAGACCTGCTGCCACCGAAGCAGCAGACACGGCCAGATGAGCGCCCTGAGCGATACCCTTACCCCAGTCCCGCATCATAGCCTTGCCGGAGTCATCCAGGTAGCCTGCGGCACGGGAGAACGGGCCGGTCTTAGCCGGGGAGTGAGGGAACAGGTTACGGACGGCCTGCACCTTATTCCGAATCTTGTTGATAACGTCATTGAACGCCCCAACCATACCGTTCCACCAGTCCACAACCATGTTGTTACCCGACACGCCGAGGTTGATATGGAAGGTGTTCTGGATAATGCCTGGGACAGACGCGAGCAGATTACGGATAGCGCCAGGTATCCCGCCAATGAAGTCTCGCACCATGCCGGGGAACCTGCTCAGGGTGTTGTTCGCATCATTGAAGCACTTACGGAAGTAGTCACCGATGTTCTTACTAATCAGGCTTACAAAGTTGATAACCGCCTCAAAGATACCGCGAATCAAACTGCCAATAATCTGGAGCGCACCCTGGAGGAGTGAGGCTATACCATTGGCGAAACTCTGTGCAGCCTTGAACGCGAACTCTGCGGCCGAGGAGAAGTCACCCCTGAGCACCGCAGCAATGGAGCGCAGGATGTTTCCGAAGCCGCCGAGAAGCCCACCGATGAAACCGAACACTCCCTTGAACAGCCCGCCGAGCGCGCCGATAACACCGCTGATGACCGGCCCGAAGATGGCAGAAATCCACTCCACTAGGGGCTTCATGGCCTGGAAAACGACGGTGAGTATCTCGACCACGCCGGTCATGAATGGGTTCAGCGCTTCCAACACCTGATTGAAGCCCTCAGTGAAGGACTTCACGAAATCGTCGATTGCGGGTTTAATATCCCTATTGAACATATCGACGATAGGCTGGACTGCCTCGCCGACCTTACCCATCAGTTCCGAAATCTTGTTGCGGAACTCCTCCGAAGTGTTGTACACATAGATGATCGCCCCAGCAATAGCGAGGATAGCTGCCACTACCAGAGCCACGGGGCCTGCCGCAGATGCGATCGCACCGCCGACGGCCTCCAGGCTGCCTCCGGCACCGAACGCTGCAGCAACCTCACCTACGCCGCCAACCAGCCCGGCAAGCGCTGACCCGAAGTTAACCAGTGCGGATACTGCGGGTGCTAGTGCCGTGATGATAGCGCCGATAGCGCCGACCACGAGGAGGATGCCGGACGCCCACTCGGGGTTCTGCTGAATCCACTCGCGTACCTTGTCGATGACCGGGCCGAGGTTATCCCCAAGCCACTGGATAGCATCCTTGAGCCAGTTCGCAAGGATGGGGATAACCGCCTCAGCAGCCCTAGCCAGGTCATCGAACATCGGTGCGAGCGCATCCAATGCGGTGCCGAACACCGGCAGGAAGTTCTCACCCATGATGCCGATAATCTTGCCGAGGGCACCGAGGATGGTACCGAGCGAATCCGAGTGGGTGCTCAGGGACTCCATGCCCTTGGTGATGCCGTCGATAGCGGAACGAATACCATCCTGGAACATCGGCGAAGCGAGAGCGTCGCCCACCAGCTTCACCCAGGCATTGATAACGTTCGTGATGCCCACCATCACATAACTGATAGTGGAGGCAGTCTTGTTCAGGGTGTTACCCAGCGTCTCGAACGAGGGTGCAAGATTCTTGATCGCCTCGTTCGCGCCGCTGAACAGGGTAATCATGGTGGTTTGGGCCTCGAAGGTGTTCAGCCCATTCCGTACCCGCTCCAGAGCGTCTGCGAACTGGGTAAGCCCTGCACCCCCGGCCTGCTCTGCGGCCTTAGCAATAGCATCGAGAATACCAACGAAGGCTACACCGGCACGCCAGAAGTCCTTGAGTGCCTGGATGCCCCGGTCAATAGCACCTGTAATGTCGGCGGTCTTCGTCCACTCGTTGAAGCGGTTCGCCATGTCCGTGAACCACTGGCCGAAGCGGGGGAAGAACTGCGCGCCAATGTCGATAAACCGCAGGAAGCCCTCCATCAGTGGGCCGATGCCGTTCGACATTTCCTTCATACCCTGCGTCAGGGCATCGAAGATGCTCTTGAAACCGTCAGCGCCATACGCCTCAGCAGCCTTAGCCGCGTTGGCGAAGAACTCACCCGTAGCCTGAGAAATCTCCAGCAGGCCCTTCTCCCACGCCGGGAACAGAGTATCAATCGCCTTACGCACCGGGGCCTCGAACTTCGCCCAGAACTCGTCAGCGGCCTTGGAGTTGAGCGCCTTGAGCCGGTCGTTCACATCCTTCATGCGGTCGTTCCACTGCTTCAATGCGTTCACCGAAGCAAAGACGGCTACCACGATACCAGTGAAAATACCCGGCAAGGCGAACGCGGCAGGTGCGATGGATAGCAGTGACTTGCCGAGGGCGAAGACGTGGGAGGTCAGCGACAGTACAGCGGCAGAGACGGTGCCGATGATAGCGCCCAGGCGGATCAGACCGACCAGATTCTTATCCAGGTCTTTCAGGAAGTCTGTAAACTTCTTCGTGAAGTCCCAGGTTGCACGGGCACCGGAGATAGCGGCTAGAGCGGTGGCCACTTTAGCCGCTGCGGCCTTATCCAGTTTCGGAATAATCAGAGCAAACCGAGGACGCGCCAGGCGGGCCAGTTTGAACCGGGCGCGCTTCGTATCTGCGTCAGCCTGGAAGGTGACCTCTCGGTCCTCGGCCAGGTCCTTGAGCCGCCGCTCCGCCACCTCAGAGTCCAGGTCCACGTTCACGACGATAGACCGCTTATCTCGGAAGAACGTATCGTTACGCAGCTTCGAGGTATCGAACGCATCGCGGAACTTCTTCATCGCCGCGTCGTTCGTGAACAGGTCGCGGTTCTTACGAATCTGCTCCATCTCGCCGCGCATCTCCCGTAGACGTGCCGAGGTCTGTTTCAGGGTCTCAGAGGTGCGACGCAGGGACTCAGCATCGCCCGAGGCAAGGCCCTCACGGTACGCACGCCGCAGCTCCTCGCGCTGCTGCTTGAGGCGCTTCATACTGTCCTCCAGCTCCTTTAGGCCGTCTTGGCCTTTCTGGGAGAACTCGGAGAACGGGTTGCCATTGCGCTTACGGGTGAAGACATCCGACATGGAGCGATCGAACAGCTTCAGGCGCTTGTTGTTTTCCTCAATCTCGCGCCCTAGCCGCTTCTGTTCCATCTGCGCCCTCAGCACGCCGCGATTATCCCCCAGCTCTCGGGAGGTGTTCGCCATCTGCTTCATGCGCTCGATGCTGCGCTCAAGGTTCTTATTCAGTTGTGCAACTGTAGGGGCTGAGGACTTGAAGCCAGAGAACGGGCGTGAGAAGTCCACGTTCATCATTTCCTTGGCACGCCTCTGGAAGACGCGCTGCACGTCCTCCAGCTGCTTCAACTCACGCCGGGTGCGCTCAAGCTCATTACGGCCCCGAGCGAAGGAGCGCGCCATGTCATCGAAGGACAGGTGCTCGCCCGCCTCCCGAGCTTCTTTGAAGCTCTTTATCATGTTCTTGTTGGCGCGTTCCTGCTGGTCGGCTAGGTTACGCAGGCGCTCTCGTGCCTCGTCCGCGCTCTCGCCCATCTCCTTAAAAATGTCGGAGATGTCGTCAGAGTCGCCACGGATAATCAGTTCATCGAGCCGCAGGGGTCGACCCCGAAGTTCATCTTGGCGCTGCTCGATGTTGTCGAAGAACTCATCGGTTACGTCGTCGCCGTCCAGGTGACTATAATCCACATCGGCTACCGCATGGAAAGCCCTAGAGATTTTATCCATTGCCGCCTGGATGCGGTCGGCAAGACGGCTCAGCCGTGAGCCGGAGCGCTCCGAGTCTTCTTCTACTTCGTCCGCGAAATCGCGGAAAGCGTGGCTCGCTTCACGGAACCTATCCGAGTTAATCAGGCCGCCCAGCTCCACAGCAGGGACGTTAGGAGTCTTACGCAGGGACTCGATCAGCTCCTTGTGCTGACGCTGGAACAGAGTCTTATCGAGCTTAGGCTCAATCACCGGCTCGGCACTCTTGAAAATGTCCCTAGCCTCGCGCTTGATACCATCCCACTCAGCAACCGGCTTGACGTGGATATACTGCTGCTGGGACATTTCCCTGGACATCCGCTGCGATGTCTCTTGCAGCGACTTCGAGAAACCCTGCTGATCCACCCCCACCTTGACGCGCACGCCGCGTCCGAGGGCTTGCAGCTGCGCACGCATACGAGCGACCCCAGACTTATCTAAGACTGGGGTCACCTCGATATGCATCAGCCTCTCGGCTTCTTCCCGAGAGCGCCGAAGCTGTGGCATCAGCTTCCGGTTGAACTCAGACGCATCCGGCAGGACGCGGATGTGAACCTTTCCCGCCTCGAAGCTGCCTACGGCCATGAAAATTCCTAACTCTGGTGGTTACTAATCGCGAAGTCGAACTGCTCTCGCGTCATGCCGGAGGCTGAGAACCAAGCATCCAGGAACGAGTTCCCGAAACTCTGATTCATCGCGGCCTCCTTCTTCGCCTGTGCCTCGGATGCTGGGGTTGGGTACGGCTTGAACTCAGGAACCTTGCCAGAGTCCTCAGTATGTGCGGAGACGTACAGGAGCCGTAAAGCCTGTATGCCGTCTGAAATATTTGCAAGCGCAGCTTCTAGCCGGGAGAATCCGAACCACTTATCCTTGCTGACCTCCTCCGAAGCTTCCTTCTCAGCCCTCGCTATCTCCTCCTCAGTAGGCTCCGGCAGGTGATGGCGGTACATACTTCGCTCCTCAAAGACGAGCCGCGAGAGGAGGCTCTGCACAAGCCGGGAATCCAGTTTCGCCCAGTCAGCGAAAACGTTCAGACCGAAGAGAACCTGGAAGTCCCCGGCTGCGTCAAGGTTATTGTGGAAAAAGCTTAGAGCTGCGCGTCGCTTAAAAGCTCTTCGATGTAGGCACTCCCAAGCTCCTGGACGGCCTGGAAATTACTTGCTCGAGAGAACGCTTTCCACTCGGCGTGCTTCTCAGGAAGCACAGCAACCTCGAACAGGGCACGCATACTGCCGGTACCGTATGCCATATTACGAGTGCTCTCGGAGGCAGAGGAGGGTACCTTAGCCGCCGCGATCTCACCGGCGGTAAAAATCTCCGCAACGTCCAGTGCGTCAATTTCGCTCGGGGGCTTGAGCAAGTTGAAACCCGGCTTGAGTTCTAGGGGCACCTCCGCTTCGGTGGTGGGTTGTGCTGCAGGTGCCGCAGCGGTCGGAGGAACGGTAACAGGAGGGACGGCAGGTGCGGCCTGTGCAGCGGGCGCGCTTGCCGGTACATCTGGGTTACCCTGCGGGGGAATGACCTCAGCGAAGGGAGAGGGCGCGGCCTCGGTCTGCCCGAACTGGTCGCCGCTTACGAACTGGTTATTAGACATGGGTATGTTTCCTTCTTTGACGAACAAAAATGGAGTGGCCGAGATGTACTCGACCACTCCATTATACCGATAACCGCAGCTGCTTACGGAAGGATAACCAAGCCGGATGCGGAGGTCTTCAACTGCTTCGCCTGCTCAGCAGTAGGCGCGAGAGCCGTACCGGCGAACGGAATAGCGAAGAGCCCTTGGAGGGAAATCTCGCTGAATGTCTTGGAGCTGACGCTGATACGCGGGAAGTACAGGCTGAGAGTCTTGCCGCCGCCCGAGTAAATCATCCACGCAGAAGTTTCCATGTCAGCTGCGTTGAAGTTTAGCTCCTGGGCCTTAGCCTTCAAAGCGTCAGTACCAATCTCAATCAGCGAGGTAGCCTTGCCGCCGCCCCACGCCATCTGCAGGGTCTTCTCGTTCAGCGAGTGAACGGTGAACTCAAGCTTGGTGGTGGTGACACCCTTAATGCTGATAACACTGGGCAGCTCAGCGGTGTTGAGCACCTGAGCGTCGCCGCCGTCAGTGGTGGGCTTCGGCAGGGACTCTGCCGAGGTCAGGCCGATGGGTGCCCATGCTGCGGGGTAGGTTTCGGGTTTCTGTGGGTCAAAGTTGGCAAGGGACTGGGGGAGGGCGAAGTTACCAGTCTTCGGGAACCAGATCGTCGCCCACTGAACGCCGATGACCTCTGCGGCGTTATAGCCTTCGTGGAGAGCCATAAATCATCCTATCTATCAATTACACGCCGGTGGGCGTGGCTTCATTCTACCATTTCACGGTATCCCCGAACGTCTGTTGGGGAGTCAAAAGGAACTGCACTGCGAACGTGCAATCGAACTGCGCTCCGTGAACCGTCTTAGCGGCGGTCACCTTGAAGTTCTCGATGGGAACCTGCCCAACGTCAAAGGCGATAGCCCGCGCGCCGTCCACTTCGCGCTGCTCATGTACCGCCTGCTCCAGGTACCCAAGGGCCTTCATGGACATCTCATAAGCCGCAGCCGAGTTCTCAGCGTACACGCGCAGTCGAATGTTGTACTTGATTTGCCTCAGGCCACGCTCAGCAGCGGCTAGGTCGTCAGAGCCATACATCACGTGGTGTTGTATGAACCGTTCCGGTAACTTCTGCGCCGTCACATCCTTGAGCACTTGGCCGGGTGGGAAGTGCGGCTCGAGCATCTGCTGCGTCCATGTGTATGGGTTGAACATCGTCATGAGAGACCGTTACCTCCTAATGGGTGCCTGAATCCTGTGGCCTCGCCGACCCCGGCCTCCGCAACTAGCTTGTTCCAGTTTGCTTTACGTACCGCTGGAGGCGGCCTAAATGCTGCACGGAGAGACACGGCCTGCGCCGCCGCGCCGACCAGGAAGAAGTGCCCGCGTTGGAACTCCGTCACCCTCTGGCTGCGACCATTGCTGAACGTGATAACGTCCTTGCCGATACCCAACTCGACGATGTGCGCCGCGTAGTGGTCGTTGTATACGATGCGATCCATGACCGGCCACTTACGGTGCCGCTGACGGCCTGTGTAGAGGGCGCGGCCCACACCAAAGTGGTCTACGTAAGAATCCCCCAGTGACTTCCGGTATGGCTCAGCAGCGGCCTTTGCGGATGCCATTATGGTGTGCGCCAGGGAATCCAACACCATAGTACGCAAGGAAATGTACGAGGCGACGTGCTGGGCGTTGTCGTCATACAGCTCAATCCCGCCCTGCTTCATTATATTTTCCCCTCAAGGAATGAACGCTGGATGTCGTTTCCTCGGGAGAGAATCATACGGTCATGCTGAGTCCTAATCCCCATACGGAATATAACCTCGCGGGAGGTGGACGTATATACGAAAGGACGTATATTAGCCGGGGCTTTCGTGCCGTGAGGCTGACGTAGGAAGGCCCCAGGGTAGAACACCACTAAGGCATCTATGGGGAAACCCTCTCGCTCGTCAGCCGGGAGAGCTGCTGATACCCGATCCAGCGTGCCGGGTGCCATGTTGAAGATAGCCGTGGTGCTTACAGTCTCACCATAGTACTCATCACGCACCGAAGATGTTCGGTTCAGGTTATCACTAGCGACCGGCTGGAGGTTCCCCTTCACCTTTACGGGTTCTCCCCACGTCAGCTCCGTGCCGCCGTCACGGCCAACAACGTGCTTTGCGGGGAAAATCAGAACCTCATGCCGTGGGTTTGTTATGAGTGTCACTCGTAGCACACCCCATAATTCGGTGAGCCATAAGGAGAGCTGATGCGAGGGCCTATCGTTCCGATAACCCCAGCCCGCTTGGTACACCCGATAGCAGCCAGTTCCTTGTCGGTAAACCAGATGTTAGGGGATGTGGACAGCGGGTCACGGGTGTACTCATACGCACTCTCTCGCTCGGACTTGAATCCTGAGCCGTCGTCACGGGCTACTCGAACCACGGCGTTGATAATGGCAGAACGAATATTCCGCTCATTCATGAAGCTCAACGGCTCGGGGGACTCCAGCAGCACTTTAGCGACAGGGCAAACCCCCATGAGCGCGGCAATGGCATCGAGAATCTTCCCTTGCAGGAACGTGTCCGAACGGTCTGTATGCATCCCGTCCAACGCATCGTGAATCTCCGACACCTGAATACTAATCATGCTCATGGGGGGTTCCTTCGACTACTTCTTGGCCCGGCTATTGGAGCGCTTACGGGTGGTCTTCTTGCCGGTAGGCAGCAGACCTTCGTCCCCGTCCGGCCCCTCGTCCTGAGGGTCTTCCTCAACAACCTCTTCGGCGGCAGGTTCCTCAGTGGGTTCCTGCTCCTCAGTAACAGGTTCCTCAACGGGTTCCTGCTCCCTAGTAACCCGCGCTTCGTATTCCTCCTTGGGAATAAAAGCATCTGGATTTGTCACGTGGTGTTGAAGCTCATCCGGTATCTCCTCACCCTCGTGGATAAGGCAGTACGGCTTAGCCGGGGACTTGCCGGGTAAAACCAGTGTATTGCGTGCTATCACGTTTCCTCCTAGCTCAGAACTTTAGCGGTAAAGGCCATGTTCGGGTTTGCCAGAGCGGGGGCAGCCAGAGCATCGGCGGTGACCGATGCAACCACCGGCACCTCAGTGTTCTTGTAGGCACCCACGTAGATACCTGCTGCATCCGACAGAGGCCAGCCGAGGTCTAGTGCGGCTTCGGTCGGGGCCATGAAGGTAGCGCCCAAATCGTAGGTGTTCTCCGCAGGCAGCAGGTAGATGTTCTTCGGGTCGAGCACCGGAACATCCTGACCTGCAGTGTTACGAATCTTGCGGTTGTACACGCGCATGGTCGGCAAGCCGTAAGCACCCAGGTGAGCGTTCACCTGATCCAGGGTAGCCGCGCTGTACAGGCCGTTGAGGCCCTGGAGCGCCATGCGCTTGTTGTTCGCAACAGCGGTAGCAATCTGACGGGAGACCAGCAGCACACCGGGGGTGATGTTGTTCTTATCCTCGTACAGCTCAACGTACTTGCGCAGTTCTTCGACAATGTTCAGGTCGGGGTCGCCCCACTGAGTTGCAGCGGTAACGCTCATGGAAGCGTCACGGCCCCAGTCGTTCTCGAGGGTGTGCCCGCCAGGGAAGGATAGAACGGTCTTGCCGGTGGTGAGCACCTGCCCTCGCTGGAACTCCAGTGCGTCATCAATCGCGCGAACAGCACGGAAAGCGGCCCCGAGAACCTTCTCCTGTACCGCCTCAGTACCGGGCTTGCCGGTGCGGGCGACGTACTTCTGGAACTCCGACAGAGCGATTTTCTTCGTCAGCGGGGGCAGCTTGAAGGTCATGTGCCCGGACTGCAGAGTTTCACCTTGTGCAGGCTCAGCATCCCACGCACGGTTCAATGCGATGGTGGGGCGCTGGGTATCCAGCACGTCCAGGGACACCTTAGCGTCGTCTGCGTTGAAGTTCGGCAGGTAGGACGACAGGTGCGAATCCTGGCGCTGCTTCTCCTGGTACTCACGTGCGTAGTCACGAGAAGCGTAAGTAAGGGTCAGCGGGTCGATTGCGTCATACCAAATCTCAGCCATTTATGGTTCTCCTTAGAGGTAACGGAACAGGCCGGGGGTGGCCGGTTTGGTGAAGTCGCTCTGCGTTGCGCCATTGACAAGCTTAGGCAGGGCGTTGGTCTGGATGATGCCGTGAACCAGAATGGCTACAGCGGTCTTGCCGCCCTTGCCGGACTGATCCCACAGCACGAAGCCCTCGGGGGCAGTGGTATCTGAGATGGGCTTAGCTACGCCATCCTCAATCTTTACCGGGTAGCCACTGGGGATTCCGCCGTAGATTTTGACAATATCCGCATAGTCTGCGGGGTCAAACAGGAAGGTCTGGGCGTTCTCCACGCCGTGCGAAGATGCGAGCCACGCGGGGGAGTTCAGCGCGACTTTCTTCTGGGTGATGTCAAGCATCGAAACTCCTAGAAGTTTACAGGGTTGTTTTTCTTATAGTTCGCGTAGAGCTCATGCCCTGCCGCTGCGCTCCCCTTTTCGGGGGTAGTTTTCTGCGAGAAACCCACCGGCAAGCCGGGTGCAGCTGCGGGCTGCTGGGGTACTGCGTTGGTAGGCGCTAGGGAGCTGACGTACTCAGCAACCTTGGCTGTATCAATCCGGCCGTCGTCATCCCGGAACATGTCACGGTTCAGCGTGGATTTCAGAGTCTCCAGGTGCGGCGCGTTCGCCTGCTTCACAGCCGAAGAGAACGCCATGCTGAAACGTTCATCGTCCTGCTGTGCACGCAGGGACTCAATCTGCTGACGGAGGGAGTTCACCTCGTCGGTCTGGTCTTTCACCGGAGCGTTCGCCTGCTCTTGTCGCAAGCGTTCCGCGGTGTTCCGGTTCTCCTTCGCACGTGACTCCCACAGGCGGGAGTGGTGCTTGTAGTACGCGGCCTGGTGCTCTGCGGACATTTCAGCCACAGGAGTGTTAGCCGGGTACCCGTGCTCATTGAGGGTGACCTCAGGTGCGGGGTTGGTCTCTACAGCCTCCGTTGCGGATGACTCTGCGGGAGCGCTCAGCTGCTCATCGCTCATTAGCTTCTACCTTTCTTCGCTACCACTCAGCCCCGTGCCGGGGTTGAGTTGAAGCCATTTATCAATCGCGGAATATACATCTGGAGGACTGCTCCTCAGACGCGCCCTTTCGACCAACGTTTCTCGAGACGCGCGCACCTCGATTACCTCGGCTACGTTGTGCCGACGAATAAAGTGCTCGCGGTCGCGTGGGTCGATAAGAGTACGCACTACCCAGACATCGCGGGTAGTCTTCCCCATCTGTTTTTCCATTGCTGCGCGAATCCTAGCGGCTAACGTTGCGTCTCCGCCCACGAAATCACGCAGTAAATCTAGGTCTATAATAGCATCCACGGGCTTAGCGTGAGATTTAACATATGTGGTTTTGCCCGCACCTGGCGGGCCGGTCACTAGCCGGATCATGCGGCGCGCTCCTCTGCTGGTGCCTGTGCCTCCCAGTACTTGATGACACTCTCGAGAACCGACTCGCGTTTGCGGGACTGCTTGGTTCCGCGCCGCCTCAAATCCGACTGAGACCTGCGGGCGCGCCGCACCATACGTGCAGCGTCTGAGACCTCCGAATACCTCTGTGCATCCTCTGGTGCCGCCCGATACTGCCTATCCCTCTGGGCTATGCCGTCTGAGAACTCGTCAGACCAGTGCGCGATGCGTGGCCCCTTCTCCTTTGACACGAAGTCAGCTAGACGGGTGTTCGATAGCTTCGAGGCAGAGGTTCCCCCCGCGATGCGGTATATCTCGTCCAGGTCTTGCCGGTTCAGGTGCAGGCCGGGGTCATGCTCAGAGGTAATGGGCAGTACCTCGCACTTGCAGTTATCGTGCAGTGGGTACAGCTCCTTCACGCTGTAGATGCGGTCAGCCGCCACGATACACAGGCCACAGGTGCCGGTTCGTGACAGTTCAGGGTGAATGATACGCCGGTACCCCAGCACACCCTGCGGCTCCGCGCCGCCAAGGATACGGGAGGCCCTCTCACGCTGTGCCAGTTTAATATCATCCTCTGCCAGACGGCTCACCCGCTTGAGGGCCTGCAGCTTCGCCTCGGCGGGGGACTTACCATCACGGCGTGCGCGCTGGTACACCCTCGCCGGGCGCGACCATACATCCTCCGGTATCTTATCCTGCCTCGGGTACAACTCCATGTTGGCTGGGGGTAGGTCAGACGGGAGGTCTTTGCCCAGGGCCTTGAGGACTACCTGCTGATACGCATCCTCCTCTTGCCGGGCGCGTACCAAGGCCGCCTCAACAGCGGAGACCGTTTCATCCACTATCGCGGAGACCCCTGCATCTGAGAAGTCACTCTGCGACTCCCAGATGTTGAACAGCCAGGTAATCAACGCATCCACCAGTGAGCGTGTACGCTCCGACTTGGCGTTAGCCACGTCACCCATCGTAGGCATGGTTTACTCCTTGCCGGGTCGCTTAGCGTTAGCGATCTGTTGCTGCTGCCTGTTTCCCTCAGGGGTCAGGTTCACCGTAGTGTCGATAAGCTTCTGGTCTGGCTGCGCGGGGGTCTCTTCCTGACCGGGGGTTACCGCGCCGTAAGGGTTAGCAATAGACTCCGCAGCGGAAGCCTGGGAGGACAGTGTATCCACCAGCTTGTTCAGGCCACTCTCGCGGGTAGCCTCCTCCACCTCTTCCGGGGTGAAGCCTCCGAACTTCTTCAACGCAAACGCCAGAGGAACGCCCGCGCCGGTAGCAGTTGCCACAGAGGCAGCGCGCTCGGTAGCGGAGGCACGCCGGGGGTCTACCCAATCAATCATCATCTTCGCCGGGTCGGCTCGGTCTTCGCCCTCACCAGCTGCGTGCAACGCATCAGAGAACATGCGCTTGAGTGTGGCCGTGAAAGAATCCTCCAGAGACTCGATGTCAAACAGCAGCGGCTCCCGCTGTGTCAGCGCGCTCTCAGCAGAGTTACCGCCATCGCTGGGACTCACCATGAACAGCGGTGTGCGTGACTCAGCGGCAAGCTCTCGAATTTCACTGTTGATCGCGTTCTGCAGCGGGCCAACATCCACCGCTGAGGACTCCCAGAACTTAGCTCCCATCGGCAGCGTCCACAGCGCGCCGGGTTCTAGCCGGAAGGCGTCCGCCGAGTACTCAATCTTGTTGTTATTCTCGTCATACATGGGCGCGTTCTCGATGCCCTGCTGCTTGAATGCCTGAGTGGCGAACATCACGCCGCGCTGTAGCGTCATGTGGTTAATGCGCAGCAAAGTGTTCTCGTGCTTAGAGATAATCCCCTTATCGAGGGAGAACTCATAGACAGGCACCGAATCCATGCCGGTGCTCTGCGGTGCCGACAAATCCCAGCTGCCAGGGATCAGGTTCCAGGTGTTCGGTACCTTATCGCCTGGAGCAGCCCACACATTACGCTGTACGTTCGGCAGCGAAGCGTTCAAATCTTTCGCCCGAGCTTCGCGCACATATCCAGGGCGGGCCAGTAGCATGACGCTTTCCTGCGTCATCTCGTCTACGTAGACCGTCAGTGCTGCAACGACATTCCCGTGAGCGTCTGACACACAGGCAGTGTTGCGCACCGAGGAGTGCAGTAGGCCATCAGTCGTTCGCACGATATACCCGCGTCCAGTCACCAGTGCATCACGCCAGGCGTAGTTCAGCTTAGTGCGCAGGTTCTCGGCCTGGATAATGTCGCGCACAATATCGTCGCCATCTTCCGAGTTATCCGCGCCAGTGCGCACGCCGTTGATCCGCATACGTGGGAGGCGTGCATCCACCAGCAGGGAGGCTAGGTTGAGCCGGGAGATGCGCACCAGATTCCGGTACGCCGCGCGGGTGTTAGCGTCCTTGACGGCATCCAAATCCGGTTCCGGTGCCTCCCCGGCGTACCACGCCTGCATTCGCTGGATGTGGTACGTCCGGGAAGCAATAATGCCTGATAGGCGCTTCACCCACCACTCGTCACTGCCGGGGGTATCTAGCAGGGTTTGGTCTAAAGCCATGAAATCTCCTTACGTCGTTGCATCTATCGTATCCTCTGCGGGCCGGACGTGCCGGTAGCTGTCCCTCGGGTGTTCCCCTTCGCCAGTACCCGCAGGCGTGACTGGTGAGCCAGCATCAGCGCATAAGCTGCGTCGATCTTTCGGTGTGAGCTGGGGGACTCCTTGTACATAATCCGGCCCTGCTTCGTCTCGCGGTACTGTGCGTTGAGCAGGTGGCGGGTCAGCACTGGTGAGCCGGTGAGCATTACTTCACCCTCAATAATCGCAGTGCGCAGGGTGCTTGTCGCCTGTGCCACCGCCTTGAGTTGGTTGCCGCGCCACGACATCAGGCCGTACCCGCGTACTGAGTCGATGTCACGGTTCCAGGCCCGGCGCTGAGCGCGCTTCTTCTTAATCAGCGCCTCCCACTCAGCGACCATCGTCTCCCAGCCGGAGGGGTCAAATAACCCATCTACGACGTTCAGCTTCTCGATAGCCTCCTTCATCTTGGCATCAATCTCTTGCCGGGGCGGTTCCCAGGCGCGGCCCTCCGCTGTGTCCGGCTGTTCCCACACCTTGATAGCCCACGCCAAGCCGTCGCTAACACGCATCGCCACAATGGCGGTAGCGTCCGTGATGCCTTTCGACCGTCCCCAGGAACCATCGAACCCTATCACCAGCGCGTCCGTGCGCGATGGTGGGTCGATGCCCTCCTTCTCAAAGTCGGCTCGAGTGGCGGCCTGGACTTGCTCCATCGACAGGAACGCATCCGCTGCGGCGTGGGGCTTATTCCCGAAGAACCGAGAGGCATCCGAGAGAGTCGTTGCCGCATCGAACACGTCATCCAGCACGCCGTTGATTTTCACCCACCCTGGTGGGTAGGGTGAGCCTTCGATACCGCAGGGCGGGGTGTGAATCTTGCACCCGGTGGGGGAGAGTAGAGAATCCCCGTAGGCTATCTCCAGGCCGTGAATAATACTTGCTGGGTCTTTCAGGTCTGGGTTACCCCAGTCTCGGGTATCGTACAGGATGTTGTTGCGGAACGTCTCGCCGGACATGCCCTTCTGCCAAGCGTTCCAGGTCTCCTCGGCGAAAGAGCCCATGCCGGGCACAAAGGCGTTCGGAGCTTCCAGCAGTGTGCCGTCAGTCTTGGATAGGTTGCGCTTAGCCACGGCACCGAGGGCGCGACCACCGTTGTTCTGGTACCAGGTCTCGGTCTGGTCGGCGATAGTGAACAGGTCGGGCTTACCCTCCAGCGAGGAGGGTGAGGAGGTACGAGGGCGAATCTTGCCGTTGAAGGGTAGGAGAATCTGCGTCTCCAGCACCTCCACCTCAGGGTACTCGTAGGCGAGTGAGGCGGAGGACATCATCTCCTTCATAGGCTCGAAGGCGTTCGCTGTCTGCTCTTCCGAGACGGCCAGCAGGGAGATGTCTACCTTGCGGGTCTCGTTCCATGGCATACCCACTGGCCGCCCGTTCGCGTCCCAACCAGCGAACCGGCACGGACCTAACGCCTCGAACGCTGCGATGGCGGCAAGGAAGGGTGACTTACCCCACCCCTTTGAGCGCTGGATAACCCCGCGCCTGTACGTCCTCTCGCCGGTGATGGGGTCAATCTGGTACCACTTCAAAAGGAACTCAGCCTGCTCACGGGTCGGCTGGAACGGTGCATCGTAGGTGACCGTGGGCCGGGACAGATAGGTAGTCATCCAGTCCAGAGCAAGGTACCCCAGTGTTGGCATCTCGCCGGGGTACCGTGGCTTGAAGCCTGCGACTACAGGAGCGTCAGCGAACATGTCCTGCACTGCTACTCCTCGATGCGTAGCTGATCGTAGGCGCTAGAACGCTGTAGCGTGCGCGTCGGGGCTTTCGGCATGTTGGCCTCTAGCCGCTGCTGAATCTCAGCTCCAGTCAGCAGCTCAATCTTGGCTGCGGATACAGACTTAGGAGATATGAGGAACTCTTTAGAGTTGGCCGTGAGCACCTCAGAAGACCGCAGTGTAGACACGCCGCCCTCAGCCTTCATCATCAGTTCGTTGTACGGCACAGCTAACGTAGCGATGGCGGTAAGCCATTGGGTGCGGGTAAGGCTCTGCATGGTCGGCTGCTCGCCGAGTGACTTCCAGTACTCTATCGTCAGCGCGTGCCACTCGATACCGTCTGGCAGCTCTGGCTGCGCAGTAGGAGTAAACTCCATGACCGTAGTCTGCACCAGCTCGTACTGGCCGCGTTTGCTGCGGGTGCTCTTGTTATTCCCCTTGCCGGGCATAGTGGAATCCGTCCTTCCTGTTCATCTCGTCCCACACTGCCAACTCGCGGGTGTACCGCTTGTAGTTCATGCGCTGCTGTGGGGTAAGCTCCGTGAATCCGTTCAGTCGTCGAAGCGCCCGCCTCAGGTGCTGCTTACGGCGGACGTAAGCCAGTTGGCAGGTTCGAGAGCAGTACCGGCGGGGGTTGCCCTTGGCGCTATACTCTAGAACAGGCTTTCGACATCGAAGACACCTACGATAGCCAGGTGGAACTTCGGGAAGTAAGGGCATGTGGTATCTCCTCACGTGCGAATATCTTAAGGCCCATATGCACCTTAAGTCTCTAGGTGTTTCCCAGTATACCGGCTTTGCCGGGTGGCGGGCGGTACGGCGCAGAGCGGCGGCGTACAGGTGAGTGAGAATAATCACAGTGTGAGAAATATCATACGTAAATATGTTCGGTAGTAGCGCTAGTACATTTGTACGAGCGCTACTTTTTCTAATGGTTCAGACAGCGAGACACAGAACCCGGCGGAGGCCGCGCGCGCGTGCGGGGGCGCGCCCGCCCGCCCCTGCGCGCACGTGTGCGCGTGTGCGCGTGCGCACGCACATGCACGTATATAGAGCGCTCACGCGCACGCACATGCTCACGCGCTCACACAAAAATAAAAATTTCGCGCACGCTCACACCTGCACGCTCACCCCTGCGCACACCTGCACACACCACCACATGCACACACCACCACATGCACCATGTGCACACACCACCACATGCACCACGTGCACACTGCTGCACGCTCATCCCTGCACACCACCACATGCACCACGCCACCACATGCCGCTGCATGACCCCTCATGCTGTGCCCTCACATACGCCACCACATAGCGCCACCTCATATAGCGCCCTCTCACGTGCCCCTCACTCACTCCCTCACTCTCATAGTGTGTTGCACATCACGCTCACATAACTTGACCTGAGACATTGACCCGCGTATAGTTTTAATTGTCAGGTCGAAACGGCCTCCAAGGGAAAAACGAATAGGGCTTCTGGGAGACAACAGGCACCCCCGCTTTCGGTGGAATCTAAGGGTACCGATACCGGAAATGAACCGTGAGGGACAGCGCAAACCAGAGCAAGCCATCGTAACCTGTGAGCCGTGAAGATTTGGAGTATGAAGCGTTGTTTGATAACCACATAGAGTAAGGCATTAGAAACAAGCCGCCTGTAAGAAAGGGTGGCTGGTAGGCCGGGCCGATTTAGGCGGCGGTTTCTGAGTTCGATTCTCAGACCGGTCACGAGGCGATGCATTCACCGTCTAGCCGAAAAAGAAAGAGAGCATCTAATGTCGGAATTAATTCGAGCGAGCCTGCTGCTGCACCATGATGAAATGATGGAGACCTCAGAGGTTTCCCTCCATTCTGAAGATGGAGCAATCGAGGCTTGGCAAGAATACAATGAAGCCCCGTCGAAAGATTTTGGGGATGACTTCCAAGCGTGGGCCAAATACACACAGTGGCTTAGGGCTAAGGTAGTCAAGGACTTCTCAGGAAAGAAAATCGGCAGCGTAAGAATCGTATCGGTCGAACCGGATTACACCGGTGGCGACGATTACGAATCATTCACCGCACACATCAAATGGGAGGCATAAGAAAATGGAAAAGATTCTAAAAGCATTTAGCGAGAAGTACAACGGGAAAAAGGTACTTGCCGCTTACAAGGCCCGGTATGAAAACCGGTAATAGAAAATAATCACCGCACATAATCACCGATAATGCGGTAGCCCGGTCTTGGTAGACACAGCTAGGGTTCGATTCTCTAGCCGGGCACGAGAATCCTATTTGGGATTCGCACACCTAACAACAAAGAAAAGGGAGGTGCCGACATGGCACAGGCAACCGTAGATTTCCGCAAGGCATTGGCCGGGCTTACTACCGAGGAAATCGCAGAGAAGGCAAAAGAGGCCAGGCTCGTAGCTATCGTGAGCGTTCGCTTATACGACAACACCGAATACGCAACGCAGACTGAAACCCTCGACGGGAACCTGGTTCACCACATGGATTTGTTCTACAAGTCAATCTGTGGCAAGGGATGGAGCGAAATCATGGGCGCACGCTACAACGAAAAGTTTTACCGTTGGACGGTAACCCACGGGATAGGTTACTACTGGATGGACTCAATCTTAGGCGGTAATGGAGATGGGACCGTTATCAACGCCCTAAAAGAAGCCGGTATCGTCATCTACTAAGAAAGGCACCTGAAAAATGATGGCACTTATCAGAATCGCTATCGCACTTATCATCTGCGGGGGTAGTCTCTACACCCTGGCAAATGCCCAGGCATCCACGCCGGGCTTCCTGGTCTTTGGCGCATGGGTACTAGCCGCTGTATCGGGTGCGTGGGCAATCGTTGAAATCGCACGCATCGGAATCGTGGGGTAGCCGTGAGAAGACATCTAACCGCCTTGGCCGGGCTAATCGTCATCTGGGTAGCCCTATTCGGCACTGTAGCCGTGACCTGGATGCGAGAGGTCTTTATCGTAGAAGCCGCTACGAAAGGAGGTATCGCTCTAGTAGTTGGGCTTATCGTCTGCATCCCTTGCCTACAGTGGGTAGCAGATAGGAAATAGGATGTAGGCGGCCCGGTCTTGGTAGACACGCTGGGGTTCGATTCCCCTACCGGGCGCGGCCCTAATGGGCTGGATTAGAAGGCTCCACAGGCCGAGGTGTGAGAGGCCCCGGCCCTACAAACAGTAAAGGATAAACAGAAATGAAACAGGCATTGAGAGACTTAGCAACCATAGCGTTCATATGGACATTCGCCATCATTGGCGGGCTGTGCATCTGGCTATCATCATCGGGAATCCCATCGGTGGTAATGGGAGTTTTCCTCCCGCTTGCCGCCCTTATCGTCGGGCTTATGACACAAGCTATTCACCAAGTATTCGCAAAATAAAGAAAGGCACAAGAACAATGGAACTGAAATTCGTAGCCCCGATTTACGACGTTGCTGAGAAGCATCTCAAGTACACAAAGACCTTGGACGGGAACCGGCGCTTGGACGTAATCGCACAACCGATAAACCCGTGCGTAACTGACATCCCCGGCGATATTGAACAGGCATTCGGTTCGGTAATACTGTGTGTTCCTGACTTGAGGGAGGAAGACCCCGCCCTTATTGGTCTGTTGGACCGGTTGAAGCACGAACTTGACTCAGAGGATGCGCAAAGGGAGGTGCTGCACGCCGTCGCCGGCAGGATTATTCACATGTTCCCACAGATGAAAGAGGAACCCCGCACGGCGTACATCTGCCCGGTCGTTTCAAAGAAGGGTGAAGGGTACCGGCTTGGTTACGTGGTCGCCTGGGAGGAAGCGGACGCGCTAGACGTGGCGGAATTTATGGCTGGTGGGCGTGCCGATATTTACGTGGAGCTGTTGGACTTCAACGGCGAGTACCTACGCGGCTACTTCCTGGGCGACATCAGCTACTCAGATGTGCTATGCGAGACTGACAGCTACCGGCGAATCGTAGAGGGTGAAGAGCTACGTAACGCGGTAGCGGAGCAGCTAGGTATCGAAGCACCAGAACCGCAAGACCCGGAATTTCCGGGCATGGAACTGCTAGAGACCTTTACCAAGCTGGATTAGCTCCAGCAGCCCGGCCCTGGTGGGCACGGTTGGGGTTCGATTCCCCTGCCGGGTGCGGTGCCTTCCCTGGCACTTACATCTATGAACCTTGGAGGTTAGAAATGGAAGACTACCGTAATCGGGAATGGACAGTGCCGGCCCATGAGGTAGAGGCACGCGAACGTGAAGAGAAGAAACAGCTGATGAAAGAGGCAATCAAAGAGGCCCTCGCAGAAACTGGAATTTCTCCCAATTCCAACCACTTGGGGCGGCACACTTCCAGCTATGAAGAGCTGGTAAAGCGTCTCGGAATACGTTAACGCGGCGCTAGAAAGGATATGAGATGTTCAGTGCACAGCTAGAACTTCTGCCATGGGTGCAGAAGGGGGACAAGAACTTTTACAACGAATCTCTAGCCGGGGTGAATCTTGATCTGCTCCCATACCCACCGCAAAAAATATTGGTGTTCGGGGAACGCGTAATTGAGGCTCCGCGATTCGCCTACGAAATCAAAGTGCCGACCCGCAGCGAGACCCCTGGCAAGGTGTGGGTACCCACAGAGTTGGAGCCTGTGCTCTCGGCAATCGGGCACGCCTTAGGGGTGTGGGGTTCTGAGGGCTTAGCCGGGCGGGAAGGCGTGAAACAGCTCGGACAACGCAGCGGGTACGTCTACTCGGTACCCCTCAACGGGGCGGGCGCTCACGCGGTTCTTGCGGAAATCCTGGGGGTCGGGCTGCTGAAAGCAGGAACGTTGGCCGCCGAAATCAAGGCAAGCCTGGGCATTGAGTTCCATTGTTACGCACCAGACGGGGCGCAATGGTTGGCGTAAGTAGTCCACCTGTACCAATACAAGCCCAATAGGCGGCGAGATGGTTCGCCCTCGGCGGGAACCATGAAAGGAAAGATATGACAGTGGAATTACCAAAGATACAAGACCCGTACCTATCAGAGGTGGACATCCCTAAGGTTCTCAGCTTACCGGGCGGCAGTCACTAGGTACATAGACGTTTTGAAGACCGGGAATACCCCGCAAGAGACGGTCATTGCGTTCTGGCACCTGGCAGCAGAAGAACACGACGTTACTGGGGCGGGAACGGTACCCGGCACGAAGACTAAAGAAAGGCAGATCAATGAAAATCCAAAACCCAAACCTGCGCCCTGAGGAAACAGACCGGGCGCTTGATTACGATGCGGCACTAGCGCACTTCTTCAAGGTGCGCGGGCTTTCTAGGGACTCGCAAGAGGCGTTCACGATAACAGTGGGAAACTGCGTAAGCCGGTTCGCCGGTGTTCGGGAAGCCTTTGCGCTACTCGATCGGGAACAGGATACGAACGTGCCCCGGTACCTAAGCGAAGCGCCGGTGAACGTACAGGCCCGCGTTATCCTGCTGAACCTCCCAACGGTACCCCACGAGGGAGAACTACGCCGGGCCGCCGTGGTGCTACGAGTAGCAGCGGTGTGGTATGAGGTGATGAAGGCGCTGAAGGCAAGCACCATCAGTGACGGGTTCGCCGCCCGGCTAAAACAAACCCTGGGCGCCACACCCATGAGTTACCTATCGGACGGTGATACGTGCTTGAACACCATCGGGGACTTGCTGGGGTGGTATGAGGCATGGATGGCACCTTCTGGGGCGGTCATTCCGGGCGGGGATATGTCGGGTAAGGTCGCTAAAAACTATGAAGATGTGCAGAAGATACGAGAGGGTGAGGAAGCTATCCGAGAAGCTGCCCGCCGGGTTGTTGAGGGTGAACTCTCAGAACGGGAAACAGCAGCTCTCAATCGGCTGAAGGCCCTACAAGAAAATGTAAGGAGCATGTCATGAGCTGGGTATACAAACCCTCTGGCGGTGTTGTGGGCTTAGCCCGCAAGGCCGAGGAACTATATGGCGGCGCCATGTGGTTCCAGACCTTAGATGGGGGTGTATTGCGGGGCTACTTTGATGGTCTGCACTGGTTCACACTCCGCTTTCACTCTGAAGAGGCCGGGCTTTCCGCCCTGTACCCGGTGCACGGCATCGAATGGGAGCCATGGGGTGAAGACTACATCTTCAAGAACGCGGACGTGGTGCGAGACCGCATCATTAACGCGGGCTCCGTGACTGATGCGGAGCGCGATAACCGGGCTAATCAAGAGATAGCTCAATTCCTGGATAGGCACCTCTCGGAGGTGCGCGAGCGCCCCGTACAGAAGTACGAGCTGGTACGTGAAGGTGCGATGTGGCGGCTGGAACCGCTAGTGTACATGGGGACCTGGAAGGGTGGGCTTGTGGATGGGCCTGCCGTGGTACCCCACTACGGCAGGGCGTGGGTTGGAGGCTCTAGCTGGGCTGAGGGTGTGCGCCTGGGGTCCAACGCAGAGGTACTGTACAGTTCCCACGTGAGCGGCGAGAACGTGAAGCTAGGAACCAGCGGGCAAATATGGCTACTGGGAGACGTATACGAAAGCGTCTTGCACCTGCAACAGGGCGCGCAGCTTGCCGAGCTGTCTCTAGTACACCACAGCCGGGTAGATGGAAAGGTACTTCTCGGGCCGGGGGGCAGTGTGATCGACTCATTCATTCTCGGCCACGACCACTACAACACCCATATCCCAGACGGGGTTACTATCAACCGGGCGAACCTACACGCTAATGAGTTCGGGCGGCTGCCCTTCATACAGGTAAGCAATGTGGGGGCGCTGCGAGATGAACTATCCGTGTGGTATGACGGCACCGAGAAACAGGTTCGCGTGCACATCGGCAGCTTCTATGGCTCTGCTGTGAGGTTCCTGGAGGAGCGCCGGAAAGAATACGAAAGTTTCAAACGCTACCGGGCGCGGGCGCACGAGTCCGATGCATCGGAGCTCATGATGTACCAAGACCTTGTGCCGTGTTTGACGGCGGCAGTGATGGACATCAAGAACGAAGGAGAAAGGGAGAAAGACAATGGGAACTACAACGGGGAAGCGTAAGACCGAGCTTGTCGAGGTGCAGCGACGCGGGTTCGAGGCCGGGCGGCCTTTCCACTACGGGCAGTTCTGGCAAGCCTGTGGCAAGGCCGGGCCGGAAAACCAGTACACCGGCGTGTACGCACGCCGGGAGAAAGGCAAGCGCTGGGGCGAAATCGTGGTGCAGTGGGACGGGAATGAAACCCGTATCGGTACCTTCGAGCGCGTCAAGGGCAAGGATGGTGGGCCGGTATGGATGGGACGGTTAGAACTCACCGGCGAATGGTCGCGCTTGCCACGATCGGCGCGTATCGACGAGGCGCAAATCCATGATGGGAACGAAGACCTCGTGCGGGATTACCTCGTGGATAAGGCTGTGGAATACTTCGCATTCCACGGGCGGCCAGAGACCCGGTACACCACCACCGGGGAAGTGCACAGCGAAGGGGTACTAGAGGTAGCGCCCCTCGTACAAGACCGTGGCGGGGGCTATGATACCCGGTTCGTTACAAACCTGAGCGAGATTGACGGATTCAACCCCCACGTGAATATGCTGCCTATCCTTGAGCCGGGCTCTGAGCTGAGCTGGTCTGTGGTGGGCTCTCATGTGGTGGTGGGCGAAATGTCCACAGTCGAGGGGAGCACCCTTGGTAAAGGGTGTGTGGTGAACGGGAATGTACATGACAGCTACCTGGGAAACCACGTATGGGTCGAGAACAACGCCAAACTATCCCACGCTTTCATCGGGGATAATGTGCGCATCGGGCGCAGCACGTGGATTACTGGTACTGCTGAAGAAAAGGCAGAAATTAATGCACCTGAGGTTCACATCCCTGCCGAGGTGGAACTATCTAATAATGGGGACGGGGTGAACTATTTGGTGCTCGGGCCGATTGGTGGTTCCTCCTTAACAGCAGTAGAGAACGTGGACGGATCGTGCACCATCAAGTACGGGCCGCAGCAGTTCTCCCTCAAGGTGTTGATTCGAGCTCTTCATTCCTCTGACAAGAAGAAATACCACGCCGAGGGGCTAAGCCTCGCCGGGTATGACGCAAGGACGATATACCAGTTGCGGTCACTTATCCCGCTGCTAATCGCCACGTTCCCACGCGGTATCTAGCTGAGGTTGGTATGAGTAATCAACTGAAAGTAGCTATCGGTCTGGCGTTCGCCGGTATCCTTGCCGGGCTGTGGGGTTTCCCCACAGGGTACGAGGAAGTGGCGAACGCCGGGCTTGCCGCCTACCTGCTAGGGCTGGGAATGTACCTCGGAGAGGTCATCAGCACGTGGGGCGATGGCGACGAGGACGGCTAAATAATGTGAGGAGGTGGGGGCGGTGGACGCTCTCGACGATCTGATGGTTGCCTTGGATGAACTCTACGGGCACCACCTAGCCGCTGCTGAAGAGTTGGCGGCACTGAACCGAGACGACGAGTTAGCCGGGCGGTTAGCCGGGCTGACGCTAAGCATCGGTGAGCTGTTCACCGCCCTTACCCGCCTCGAGGATTCGCGGGACGAACTCGCCGAGGCTATTGAGACCGCACTAGAGAATGGAAAGGACTAGAACATGGCCGGGAAGAAGCGTAAACGCCGTACCGGGTGGAAGAGCACCAGCGGGCTAACGTATGAACAACATCCACAGTGGAAGAAGATACGGCTAGAAGTGCTGCGGGCCTACGGGCACCAGTGCGCCGCTATCCGTGGAGACACGGGGGTTAGGTGCACCGCGCGTGCAACCCATGTGGATCATATCGACGGGCACAGCAATGAGCTGCATAACTTGCAAGCGCTGTGTGCGCACCACCACCAGCAGAAGACCAGCTCCGAGACCGCCGCTAAGAGTCGGGCCGCGATGATGCGTGCCGGGGAGCTTGCCGGGAAGGTCGGCACCTCCCTGCTGGGGAAGAAAGTCCCTGTGGGGGAAACATCCATCAGCTCGGGTATCGACTGGGGCGCTATTCGAGACAAAGCCCGTGCCGGGCAGAAAGACTAGGTTGTGAAGTGGCGACGAAAATTCTTATCAAGACCGTGAAGCACGCACCGGAAGAGGTGCCGGAGCTTCTCACCCATGCCGCTGTGATGGCCGCTCTGGGGCGGAACAAGCAGCAGAGCTTCAAGCTCATGCCATCGCCAGTGGCTACTACCCAGTTCGGTGGGAACACGGTCGGGCTGTGGACATGGGAGCAGGTGGAGGAGCTGCGGGGGATATACGGCTCCTCGCCTCGTCCCATGAAACGACGTGCCGGGGTAAAGGGCGGTGAGAGTGATGTGTAACCAGTTTTGGTGTGGGCCGGGGCTTAAGCGAGTGCTGGAATGCTCCTACTTCGGTGAAGTCGATACAGACTTCTCTATCTACCGGCTGCACATCGAGGCCCTTGATGGGAGGATCATCGCGGCTGGTTCCCTCACCCTGGGGTACCGCCTGCGAGACGGGAACTTAAGCTACAGCCATGGGCATGTAGAGGTGAGCCGGGGCTTTGGTGGTCGAGGCCGCCGTGAGATTACGAGTGTAGAAGACATCGGAGAGGCAGACGTGTTACGGAAATTCAACGGGTACAACACCCGTGGGCTGGAGCGCACACGCCGGGAGGTTGTGGGGGTGCTCTCACGGGCACTGGTGGCGGAGCTGCACCGCTGTGGGATATTCAACGTGCGAGTGAACCTCTTGCCGGTGGAAGGAATTGAGGTAGGCTGAGATGGCTGTTGTTAGGGAGGTAGACGGGATGCGGGTCAAGAGCTACACGAATGAGTGGTGGGCACCGAAGTATGTGTGGGAAGACATCGACCTGCCCTCGCAGGTGGACACGCCGGGTGGTGGGCACCTGGTCGTTCGGGTGTACCGGAACGAGAACCTTGCCGGGCTGGATGCTGAACCATTCGTATCTGGGGTGGTTAGGTACTTGAGGGTGGGGGAAAACGCGTACACGCCGGTGCCCCTGGACACCGGGGAAAGTCGGTACGCCGAGGTGCTCGGTACGCAGGTGAGCTACGAGGCCCTTGCCGAGATGGCGCTGGGCCGGGCCGTGCGGGAAGCACAGGCCGCCGGTGGCATAGATGTTCTGAGCAGCTTGGAACATGTACAGTGGGCGCTTGCCGGGGGTGATGACATGCTGGATGATATGGGCCTGTACAAGGCTGGTGCGGGCAGCTGGGCACTGAATGTGCCAGTGAGCGATTCGTTGCGTGCACGCCGGGTGCTGAGGGCTATCTACCACTACAGCGCTGTGCCGGATTATGCACGCCGGGAACTGAACCTGGTGTGGGCCGGGTACGAGAAGCTCCTAGCCGCCGGGGGGAAGATGAAGTCCACTACCGAGATGGTCGAGGAAGCGAAAGAGATCGACGTGCAGGATGCCTACGGCAGGTTCCACAGTGTACGGTTCGAGACGATGCACGGCTCCTCGCCGGGGCTACGTGCCGTGTTCAGCTGACACTAGCCGGGATTGAGTGTAGACGCACAAAGGCCCCACCCGAGAAGGCACTAAACCGGGTGGGGCTTTTAGCGTATTCGCATTCACCTAACAAACAAAGAAAGCGGACAGAAGCCGATAATCTGCGTCGTTGGTATCAAGTATAGGCGGGGTGGGGGTAAAGCGCAAGCCGGGTGCGTGAGGTGGTCGCACCCGGCCTGTATTGCAGGAGACACGTACCCGTGGCAGACACGGTAACTGTGTGTATTCAGTATAGCACCTACAGGAACGGAGCATGAAGCGTCGTTGCCAGTCCTATAAGACATCCACCAACGCAGTGAAGGCATCCACCAACGCAGTGAAGGCATCCACCAACGCAGTGAAGGCATCCACCAACGCAGTGAAGGCATCCACCAACGC